GAATCTTCTAGCAAATGCCAAGCAAATGCTAGCGAATCTCTAGCAAATGCTACAAATTCTCTGGCAAATGCTACAGATATTCTAGCAAATGCTAAGGAATCTTCTAGCAAATGCCAAGCAAATGCTAGCGAATCTCTAGCAAATGCTACAAATTCTCTGGCAAATGCTACAGATATTCTAGCAAATGCTAGCGAATCTCTAGCAAATGCTAAGCAAATGCCAGAGTCCAAAGAAAGTTCCCCAAACCCTTCAAAGAATATATATTCCGTTCCTACGGAACGGGAAGATAATATAAAATTATCTTCTCCTTCTAGCGCGCGCACGAGGAAATCGAAACCGAAAGAGTTTACCATCTGCCACAAGGGACGGCAAATATTCGAGAAGTATTACCAAGAACTCTATGACTCCGCCTATTATTGGCAACCCAAGGATGCAAAGGCTATGAACTCTATCCTAAAGAAGATTTCTTTTGCTAGAAGTCACAAAACAGTGCCGCTTCCGATAGATGACGAGAGCTTGCTTAAGGCATTGGAAGAGTTTCTGCGTCGTATCGACAAGACTTGGGTAATGAACAATTTTTCGGTTAACAAAATTGATTCTCAATACAACGAGATAGTATCAGAAATGAAAAATCATAGACAAAACGTAACAGACAATGGAAACAATACAAAGACAGGATGGAAAGCTCCAGACCACAAAGACACATCAGCGTATCGGTCGGGGTTTGGAGTTGCCGTTGGAAAATAGAGAGGCCAAGAACTTTCTTTACTATGCCTACAAACGAGAGGTAGAGAAAAGAAAAAGAACGTTCGTCTTCACTGACGAGCTAAAGGAAGCAATATCGAAAGTCGGGGATTTTCTTACTATAGAGACAAACTTTTACGGGCTGTTTATGCCCGGCAGTATTGGAAACGGCAAGACTACAATGCTAAAGGCTATTCGAGATTTGCTAGTTCATCTTGTGGACTCAAACAAGATTAGCTATTGCGAGGGTGACAAATATCCGCGATTCGTCAAGGCTAGAGATATGGCTTACATGATTCACGAAGACATAAACGAGTTCAGAGCAATCATGAACACTAAGTTTCTCTTGATTGACGATTTGGGTGCTGAGCCAACGGAGATAGTCACTTACGGAATGCACTACAAGCCGTTTGACGAGTTGTTGGACTATCGCTATGAGCAGATGCTGCCCACGATTATCAGTTCAAACCTAACGGCCATTGACATCGGACAGAAGTACGATGACCCAAGAATTGTAGATAGAATGCACGAAATGTTTGATATTTTAAGTTTTGAGGAGGTATCGTTCAGATGAGTTTAGAACAATCACCATATCAGAATCAGCCATTAGTGAATGACCCAAAGGCTGAGCAGTATGTTATCGGAAGTCTTCTTGTTGATCCTACGGCATACACTCTAGTAAGCCAGTATCTAGATGAAGACTGTTTTTACGACCCCATGTGTAGGGATATATGGAAGGCTGTTGATAATATGGGAAAGCAAGGTATGCCGATAGATGTCATATCTGTTTCTGCCGAGCTCAGTAAGCAGAAGTCGAATGTAACAGCATTGGACTTGATGAACATTTCGGCACAGATTGCATCATCTGCACATGTAGAATATCATGCCATCAGATTGCAGGACCTTGGTAGAAGAAGAAAACTCTGGGTTGTCGGGCAGCAGCTTTCCAAGGTTGGATTATCGGAAGAGATTCTGACCGCAGATGCCCACCAAGAGGCTATTGAGAGTATCGGAGGAGTATTTGAGAAAGCAGATGGAGTGTTCACGCTCAATGATGCAATGAATAGTCTAAACGAGATAATGGTTAAGAATGCCACCGTTGGAGGTGTCACGACAGGAACCAAGACCGGTATGGAGAGATTCGATGAAAAGGGAGGTCTGCAGAAGTCTGATTTGATTATCGTTGCCGGCGAAACTTCTCAGGGAAAGACGAGCCTCGCACTTTGCATGACAAGACACGCCATTGAGAACGGAGCAAAGGTTGCTTTCTACTCTATGGAAATGACGAAGGAGCAGCTTACGGCACGTCTGCTTTCTGCCAAGACGAACATCCCGGCCAACAATATCCTCTATTCGGGCAGTCTGGCGCCAAGCGAGATAAGGATGATTGATGATGCTAGAGGAAAGTTGCCCGGAGAGAATTTATTCTTTGATGACAAGAGCACGTCAAATATAGATTCTATTCTTCTTTCCATCCGAATGCTTAAGATGCAGAAGGACATAGACGGAGCCGTAGTTGATTACTTGCAGATTCTTAACGTAAACTCCAGGAGTACGAGTTTCAGCAGGGAGCAGGCTATGGGTGATGCCGCACGAAGATTCAAGAACCTCGCAAAGGAACTGAACATATGGATCATCGCCCTAAGTCAGTTGTCTAGAGATAGTAACTGTCCGGAGCCGAATCTGAACCGACTGCGTGATAGTGGACAGATAGGAGAAGCTGCCGATGTTGTCATCCTAGTCTATCGAGCAGAGTATTACAACAGAGCGTACCCTGCCCCATTTGATAACAAGGACGATTATCCTACTGACGGAACGGCTATGATAGACGTTGCCAAGGGACGTAATATCGGAACGTTCAAATTCTTTATGGGATTCAACAAAAATACGACAAATTTTTTCAAGACGAATTTAATAAACGAAGATGTACAGGTGCCTTTCGAAAAGCCAGAAGAAGCAGATGCACCATTCTGATAATCAGATAGTTGCAAAGCACTATAATTTAGTATTTTTAACTAAAATAATCGTTGGTAAATTTGCATATATCAGAAAATTTTCGTACCTTTGCATATAGATAAAAGGTAGTACTTTTGACTATCCAGAGCCTACCTTATAAGTTGAACCAATTAAAATTATAAAGATTATGAATACAAAATTAAACTCGCTTAACGAAAAGCAGAGAAAGTTGTGGGCAATAATTCGAGAGGCATTGAATTATGAAGACACGGATGAGGACTTTTATGAATTTAAGGAAGAGGCTGAAGGTCTGCTTGCTGACGATGAGGAAGATTTCTATGTTACATACAATAGTATGGATGACTTTGATGCTTCTGATGTGATAGACCTCATTAACGCATAGTAATCATTAATAATTCGAAGGCTATGGAAGAATCTTTATCAGAGTACATGCTTCGCAGATTTTGTTCTGCTTATCCAACGGTTCCAATTACGCTTTCAAAAGTCAAGGCTTATCTTGACACAGTTGATGATTGGAGAGAGTTAGACGATAGCCATTTGGCACTATTATACAATTTTAATCTTAAAAAATAGAAAGGGAATAATTATGAGAAATTCAAATTTCAATCTTATCAAGTCTTTGGGCTATGTTGTAGTGTTGGTAAGTATGGCTTCGCACTCTGTACCGCACGAATATTGGCAAAACACAGAAGACGGACTTCTGTATGGTCATGTTGGTGACAGTGAAGAAGAACACAAACTTTTAATGATGGAAGGTGCTGTATGAAATATTGTATCGAAAGAATTTGCCCCACAGGTGATGTTTCCGAAGAGTTTGGAGACTACTCCGATGAAAAGGAAGCTAACAGAAACGCAGAGCTACTAAACATGGTAGATCCATTTAATAACTATAAAGTAAAGAAAGAAGCATGAAATACCAAGAGTTCAAGAAAAAGCAGCAGGATGAGTTTGGCAAGCTGCCAATGAAGGCTGCATTTGGAGACAAGCAGTTTAAGGAAATGATGGCTGAATGGGGGCTTACCACAAGTAAGGAAGACCTGGAAAAGATATGTTCCATCGGTGCCGGTGCTTATTGCCTCAAAAAGGATTACCACTTATTTCTGGTATTCGGTGAGCGTTCCGTTAAGGAATCAGAGGAGTTTCTGAGCAGCGATGAGAATTTGGTGGATGCCTTGAAATATGAATTTGGCAATCATGAGTGTGGCCTTACCTTTGAGTTTGAAAATGGTATCATCGCTTTGGGATATACCGTTAAGGAGTTTCTTTCAGACGACAGAAAGAAGAAGCTTTTTGTAAAGGCACGTAAGGAATACATTAATAGTCTGGAGGGTTAATATGAATACAAAGAATTTTGGAAACGGATATGTAGGTATCAAGATCAACAGTATTTCAGAAATAATGAAATACAATGCTCTAAAAGAGCAATTTTCTATTTGGAACGAGTATGAAGGCACTTTTGATGATGATGTCGAGGTTACGGATGACGATGGAAACGTCACTGAACGAGAGCCGACAGAAAACGAGAAGATAGAGCGTTACCTGGAAGCTTTCAATAATGGAACCGTTTTATATGCAGTTTTCCAGCTGGATTGTGGACGAGTCTTTTCCGATTTAGCTACTACATATCAGAGTAAGTATGCTATCGGACAGCAGGTCTTCATTATGAGGGACAACAAAATTGTTTCGGGTAGAATTGTCCTTATATCTCTTTCAGACTATGAAGATGTCAAAAAGCTTTATGTTGATTATCATTCTAGAGATATAGGCGAAAGAATATACAATATAGTGAGTACAAATTTGTGCCCTACAAGCTATCGAAATTATTATTCTTTCAGTGAGCGCGATCGTATAGAAAGATGTCTCAAAGCAGCACTAAATAATAATTATGTTATCCTAGAGATAGACAGAAACTATGTAAGTAAAAGGCTTTGAGATATATTCTCTTCAAAAGAAGAACTTGTCAAACATTTAATGGAACAATAATTATGAACGTTATAAGAGTGACAGGAAATACAAAGAACAGAATAGATGCCATCTTTACGGGCAGCAAGTATCTGTTCTTCAGCCCAGATTTCGGATTGGTTGCTATTGCAACGAGAATATCAATGGATGAGAACTGCTCTTACTTCAATGTTGAGCTGACAGAACAAATTAAACCTAAGTTGATATACAAGGTTGTTGAAAAGGAAGAAGCTTCCATTAAACGTATCTGCCAATTCAACTGCATCAATTTAGGAGAAATGCCACAGCATACTCTTCCATACGTGATAGACTTAACATTGGAAAGGAGATAGCTATGGTTGTAAAGGAAATGGTTCAGTACAAAAGAACTGCTGATATGGAAGAACTCTATCTGATGCTCAATAATGATTCTGTAGCCTACGACCTTTGGCACGATGCTGCAGAAAATTACGCCCTGAAGATGGTAAATGGAGAGGCGGTAATGATGGAGAATGTCGCCCATGTGATGATTACAAGAATCATCCAGTCATGTGGCAGACTGATAAAATGGCGCAGAAAGATGATACTGATGCCCTGTATATTACCAAAGAGCAGAAGGAGATTGTCGCATTGCAGTGGTTCTATAATAGCATGATGGATTTATATACTTATTATAAAGGTAGGCAAAAGTAAGGTTTAACATAACGGGTATTAAGGACACCCACAAGTTAGATACCTTATTCTTATCTGGCAGCCGGAAAGACGGCAGCCTACCTTTCTAAAATATGCAATTATGAAGGATTACGATTATTTATCTCTTATCGTTGAGATTTCCCCACAGCATCAGAGTTGTTTTGAGGAAATTGAGGATTACGAGAAGGTTTGCAGACTGAATAGTGTCGGTGACCAGAACGCCATCTTGGAATTTATGCTCCAATGGGATTACGGCGAAGATACATCAGATACGCAACCCGAGTTAGACAAATATGAAGATGTGCTCATCGAGACCGACACACATATTCTAGCAAGATGTGAGTCAAAGAACTTCGGTTGGCAGGGTGACGCATTCTTCCTTTACAGAAAGGACAAAAAGAAATGAAGAATATTTATCATATACATCAGTCTTCCAATTCCTATTGGGATAGCCGTTGGACTGACACAGATTATTATCTTTGCGACAGCGAGGATGAGTATCAGCAGAAATTAGCTGAATATACCGAGAAGCGTAAGCAAATCGAGAAGGAGTTCAAGGAGAACCCAACGGAACTTAGCAAGAGTCGCGCACTATTCTTGCAGCTCAGCAAGGAACAGAAGGTGCATGCCAGCGAATACTACTACGGTCATGAATGGTGCGGCAAGGAGTTCGATGCTTTCGGTTTCTGCTGGAGTGAGAGGTTGGAGAGAAGCACGCATTACAAGTACTTTTTGAAGCCGGGTTCCGTAACAAATGAAAGCGTAAGTTCTGCTGTAGGCAGATTTACAGGATATGGAAGTTAAACTTAATAAGATTGGAGGTGAGTCATGTAGAATTAAGTAAAAATCATCGTTAATCAATGGTCGGGATTAAATAACAAAACAATGTTTGATATTCTTTATTTTGCTACAGCTCGGAAAGACGGCACCCGACCTTTAATTTTAAAATAATATGGAAATAGAAGAATTAATAAAAATAGCAGAGTCTGATTCCTGGACTGTCACCGAAGAGGAATACACGAATGGGAAAGGATTGCTCTTTTCAAGACGTTCACCTGCAGGTCAAGACTTCTCGATATCAACCGGACCATTTGAAAGTGCGGAAGAATTGATCAACAGCATCCACCAGCGTTACGTAGAATTTGATACTGACAGTGAAACATATTTATGGTTAGACAACGAGGGCCATGGAAAGAACGGAGCACCATATCGCATGAGGGATGTGCTGGAAGACATGGAAGCTTGCGAGAAGATGATTTACGACTTATTTATTTGTTATCGGGTTTATTTGTTATCGGGACGCTTATGAAAAGAAGTGAATTATTTATGGCTTGCGCCAATGAGTACAGTTACAGATGCAATTCTGATTGCGACAACTGTCAGTTATACCTTCGTTACTTAAAAGAAAAGGAGGATTGATTATGAAAGGGAAAGATATTATCGTAGTTAGCAGTTCTGGTGTACAAGCGTACTATCCTATTGGGCAGAAGCTTAGTATAAATGGAAGAACCTGTGTAGTAGCGAAAAGTGGAGATTGCGTTAATTGCGCTATTTGTGTACCTAACGTTCCGCTCCGCGACCAAGAAGTTACATGTGCGAACTTAGCTTGTACGGCTGGCGACAGAAAGGATAGAACTAGTGTTCATTTCAAAGAGATTTAATTATGACAGTATATCTAATTTATAAAGATGATGCCTGGCACACAAAAGGGAGCGGCAAATTACTTAGAGTAGCCGATAACCTTCAGAAATGCTACGCAACAGCCGAGGCTAACGGAGCTTCGGAAGAGCAAATGGAAGATTTGAGCACTTAAAGATTTGCGCAATATCGGGCAGAGCCAATGTAGTGGTAAAAGCTACGAGTTTAACATTGAAACATGGGAGGTAACATAATATGAAATATGACGTTTGCATTCAAGAAACTTTGAGTAAGACAATAACCGTAGAGGCAGAATCAAATACGGATGCTTGCTCCATGATTAGAGAAAAGGTTAAGAATGGTGAGATTGTCCTTTCTGCCGATGATTACACCGGTTGTAGAATTATAACGGCACAGAAAGCGTATGGAAGTGAAGACAACGAAGACTGAGTTCAGAGAACTGCTTAGTGTTCTAGAAAAAGCAGCAGCTTTTATTAATGAAAAATCCACAAGGTCCAAAGACTTTGATTTGGCTAGAAGATTAATAAGGTCAAAGGCTTTGCTAGCGAAAAGGAATGGCAGTCTTCAAGGAGAAAGCGGCGATAGTCATTAACGGCATCGTGTATGTAGCGGAACCAATGGATGATTGCGAGGATTGTGCGTTTTGTACGGGCTTGGCACAATGCAGCGTAGATTTCATTTGCATCTCTATGAGAGAAGCATTCCGTAAGGGTTTTAGAGACAAGCCTATAGGTTTCAAAAAATGGAAAGGTTATGAAAGGATCAGAAACATTCAAGAAGGTAATCAAGGCATATCTTGACAAGCGTGCAGCAGAGGATGAATTGTTCGCAAAAGATTACGCCAAGCCTGGTAAGAATATCGATGACTGCTGCGACTTTATTATTTCAGAGGTCAAGAAATCCGGAAGACAGGGGTTTGACGATGATGAGATTTATGGAATTGCAATTCACTATTATAATGAAGAAGAAGTTTCATTCACCAAGAATCAGAATTGCACCATTGTTACAAATCTCTCAGACCAGACCAAGGAGAATCTGGAGAAGAAGGCTGAGGAGGAATTCAAGCAAGCCAAAATCATCGAACTCCAGAAGAAGGAGTCCGCTGAAAAGGAGCGCTTGAAGAAGAAAGCCGAGGCTCAGAGAAAGAAAGATGCTGAGATTGGTCAGTTGAGTTTGTTTGATTTTTAAATATGTGAGTTATGAAGCCAAGAAATAAGACAGAACGTGAAGTTGTAAAACTCTCGGACAGAATTCCGGAGTTATCAGACAAGCAACGTGAGTGGGCCATCAAGACTTGCATCTCTGAAGATGATGCCTACAAATACAGTGATAGATTTTCTAGAGGATGCTTCTACCTTGTATGCACATTCAAGGGATGGCAGGTTCTCAGGTACTTCCAGGTAAGAGTGAAGTTCCGGTTCCACAAGATGGTTAAGGAGAAGATTTACTTCAAGGAGTGTATGCAGCAATGGTTGAAAGACGGGGAATATGTTTTTCTTGCCAAGCAGCGAACCAGCGGATATATAGAAGATGCTTTTTCTGCTTTCGGAAAGTTGGAAGTAAGAACGCATACTGTATGGAGTTTCTTGGGTGATCCTCGTGATATTGGATTCGATGGAGTATATTACGCTTCAGTCCAAGGCAAGTATAAATATGCTCTCAGAGACTTCGGGGAAAAGATTCTGTGTGACGAAATCTTCCGTTCCGTCAATGCTAACCCATACAATGAAACTCTCATGAGACGTGATATTGATATGTGGAAGGTGTGTAAGTACCATGAAGCTGTCTTCGACAGAGAAAAAATGTCTGCCGTCAAGATTGTTGTCAGACACGGAAAGGCTTCTTATATTTACGATAGCTTGTGGTGGGATATGCTCGACAGTATTATGTATCTTAAGAAAGATGTACGTAACCCTTCTATAGTTTGCCCGGAGAATCTTCGTGAGGCGCACGACAAGTGGTTAAAGGCAGCAGACAACAAGAAAAAGAAAATGGAGGACAGAATGACTAAGTTGCGTTTGATTGCGGAAGAGAAAATGCAACTCAGATATCTGGAGCAAGCTGCTAAAGCCGAAGAGGAGAATAAGAAAAAGGCAGAAGCAATGGCTAATGTATATGTTGACAGAAGAAAGCAGTTCTTTGACATTGACATAAAGGATGGCGCCATAGACATACAGGTTCTTAAGTCCGTCCAGGAGTTCTTTGAAGAGGGCAAGGAAATGGGGCACTGTGTATTTAGGAACGGTTATTACGATGTGAACAGAAAGCCGAACTGCCTCATACTTTCTGCCAAGGTAAACGGGCAGCGTATGGAGACAATCGAGGTAAACTTAGCCGATGTTACCGTTGTTCAATGCCAGGGCCACGGAAACATCAATTCCGCTTTTCACGATACCATTCTGAAGCTTATCAAAGATAATCTGTGGCAGATAGAATCCAGGCTCCCGAACAGGGCTAGTAGAACGGCGTAATTTTTAGTATTTTTGGCTAAAATTTTCGTTTGATATATTTGCATATATCGAGATTTTTTCGTACCTTTGCGTATGAGAAGAGCCTATTTTGCGGTGTTTTTGACTATCCAAGCCGCATATATGCACAATTTTATGTTAAAATATAGTTAATTTTAGATTTTAAGTATTTAATCATTAAATATTTTATTAAATTTGCAGCGATGGAATACGATTACAGTAAGCTCAGAGAGTTCATCAAGCGTTGTAAGTGGCAATGGGCCACTTCAATGATAGACGTTCCTCATGAGTACATTCACAGAGACAAGTGCGCATTGACAAACGACGAGTTCTATTACTTCGTCAGCGCACAGCGAGACAATGGAGTCCATGAAAGATGGGGGAAGTATAATTTCCCTTACCTTTACATTGACGGTTACAAGTATTGGACGATGGGTGACCCATTCGAGACTACTTGGATTTTGAACAGACAGAAGGTTTTCAACGAGTTCGACTTCCTGGAGTGGCCGGTACCGAGAATCTATTCGAATCAGGAAATGGACGTGATGGCAAAATCTATCATGTTCACGTTCAAGGACAGAAGATTTTTCGAGGCAGGCATCGGAAACGGAGACTTCGTCGCTTTCACCAAGATAAAGCCGGAAATGTATTATGGAGTTGATCCTAGCAAGAAAGCAATCAAGCAGTTCAGGGAGAAGACCTCTGGTTTTTTCCGAAGATGTTCTACTATTTCTTTTGAGGAGGCGATAAAGAAATGGATGTCGGCAGACAGCGTTGTGGTTGCTCTTTTCGGTACCGCTTCCTACTTCATGCCTCAGTATCTCCGCAAACTGGGCGAGAGTGGTTTGGATTATTGCCTTATGTTCTACAAGGATGACTACACCCCTGCAGAGTTCGAGGAAATGCACCATTTCACCTATGACAGAATGCAGTTGAAATCGATGTTCCCGAATTGTAACATATACAATCACAAGAATTTCGTAACCATTTCAAGTAAAAAAATCACCTGGCAACAGGCAACGGTAGAAAATGAATTATTCCCAGTATGATAAAATAGCAAGTAAGTACGACACTTTGTTTCGTGATGAAATGAGTCTCGTTGAGAACCGTGAGGTGGGGCAAATGCTCCCACCTCTCAGCGGTTCAATCCTAGACATCGGATGTGGTACCGGCTTGCTGACAGAGATTGCAAAAATCGACCCACAGGAATATCTAGGAATTGATCCTAGTAAAGGAATGTTAGAGCAGTTCACTAACAAATACCCAGCCTATAAGGATAGGGTTGTATGTGAGCCTTTCGACGGAAAGAGTTTAGATTGCAGGAATTTCGACAATATCGTAGCATTGTTCGGTTCCCCATCTTATCTTTCCCGTTATGCCATTCTGGCAATATCGCAGTGCAAGGCTCGCAAGTTCTTGATGTTCTACAAGGAGAAATATCATCCGGTCACTTATGAGAAGTGTGATGTGGAGTTCAGACATTTTTTCTATTCAAAGAAGGTCTTGTGCAGTCTTTTTGGTGAAGAAAACGTATCAGAGTATCACAATTATTTAATAGTAAATTGCGTATGACATCACAGAAAGGTTTGCGTTATGATGGCAGTATTGACAAATACCCCATCACAGAAGGCGAGATTTACAGTTTAGGCAATGGTAGCAAGATTACCATTGCCGATATTACTTTGGGGCTTCCGGAGTTTTCAAAGAATGCCGATTGCGTATTCATCGACCCAGCAGGAAGTAAAGGTGTCCTCAAAGCGTATTATACCAAGGCGGAGAAGCAATGCCCGGTTGATAATTTTGACGAGTTCGTTGCCCACATCAAGAGGTGCATCGAGCAGATTAATCCGGACAGACTATTCGTCGAGTGCTTCTACAGAAATAAGAAACAGTTGGTTCCTATGGTAGAATCGCTGTTCCCTCATGTAAAAATCTACGAGAACACCTATTATCATAAGCCAGATTGCAAGTGCTGGATTATCCAAGGCACCAAGCAGGCAGAAGACTGGGGACTCCAGGGAATGGATGAATGGGATGCGGTGTTCAAGATTTGTAAGGATGTTCCGTTCAGCTCTATCACAGACTTCTTCATGGGTCAAGGACTTGTTGCCCAAGCAGCCTATGCCGCAGGTAAGGTTTTCTATGGTAGCGATATGAACAGAAACCGTTTGGCTGTAGCCATAAGCAAGGTAGCCAAGCGAGGTGGAGAATGGACAGTAACTAAATAATTACGCATATGATTAAACTCTCTCAGATTATCATCCTCAACGTTCCGAAGCGAGAACGTGAGGGCAAATACCTTAAGAAGTTGATAGAGACCAGCACGAAACCTTATGGTATTCCTGTCAGTATCTCTATGGACCGAGGTAAGGGTCTTTGGGACAATTATTCCCAAGCGTTGACGCAAGAGGTAGCAGAAGGAACCCATCGAATGGTTATCCACGATGACATTACCTTTGACCGCAACATTCTTGCCAAGATTTTACATATTCTCTCTTTTGCTCCAGAAAACAACGTTATCAGTTTCTACAATCCAACAAATGGTGACTATACTGATTGTTACGCAAAGGGCAAGCACGTTATTTCTACAAAGACTAATTTCTGGCTGCAGGCTAGCGTATATCCAAATGACCTAGCCAAGGACTTTGTTGAAACTTCAAACAAGATGACTGATGATCAGACACGTTATGATGATTCACGCCTTAAGGCATACCTTCAGGCAAAGGGTATCGACCTTTACGCTATCGTTCCCGGTCTGGTTCAGCATTTCGGTGCATACAGAAGCACATTCAACAATCCAGGCGCCGTAGGTGGCATTCCTAGGAACAGTAAGACCTACGACAACCAGTTTGATGTTGAGTCTGTAGATTGGGAGAGTGAGTTCAAAAATCCTTATTTGGCTAAGTCAAGCAAGGATTGGGTTAAGGAAATCGTAAACAAGGAATTTCTCGATGAATACAAAAAACTCTAAGGAAAATCTAGCCTTGAAATTGGCGAAGGACAATATCGAGGTTGAGCAGGTGAAGCCGCTGCATATTGAATACGTCAAGGTTGATGACATTTATCCGAATGACTATAACCCTAACACGCATGATGCAGACAGCTTCGACCTTCTCATCAAATCGTTGCTATATTTCGGATTTACTCAGCCTATCGTTGTCAACCGCTCGACGATGCAGATTGTTGACGGAGAGAACAGATACCGCGCCGCCTGCGTCATCGGATATGAGATGGTTCCTGTATGCTTTGTTGATTTCGACGAAGAGAAGTTGAGATATGCAACAATCATGCACAATGCCGCTCGCGGCCACAACAATAATGAAATGATGGGTAGGCTTAAGAATTACCTTGACACCCATTTCAGTAATTCCAGCGACAAGGTATTATTAAACAATAGAAAGAAATGATATTTTACAGTGACAAAAACGTTTATGAGGCAGCTCTTGAAAGATTCAGATACATCTTTCGGGAGTTTTATGGTAAGCGTAAGATTGTCGTGACGATGTCGGGAGGAAAGGACTCTACCGTGGTTCTCAACCTTGCGCACGAGGTTATGAAGGAGATGGGAATTGAAAAGATTCCCGTCCTCTTCCTAGACCAAGAGGCAGAGACTCCAATGACTATCGAGTACATACGATACATCATGCACTTGCCGTGGGTTGAGCCATATTGGATTCAGTCATACTTCCAGGAATGGAATGCCTCAAAGGGAGAATGGTTCAATGTATGGGGGCCTGGAGAAAAGTGGATTCGTGAGAAGGAACCAGATTCTTATGGTGATTTGGAGATTCCGCACAATCAGTATTTCTCCAAGACTCTTGATCAGGTACACAGAATGCTCTTTGGCAAAGACTACCTAACTTTGGGCGGTGTCCGTATCGAGGAATCGCCGGCACGTTTGTCGGGTCTTACTAGAGGCGAGTGCCTTCCAGGTATTACGTGGGGAGGTGGTGGCGGATATTATAAAGACGGCACACCGAGAAGTCTGGTACTCTACCCTATTTGGGATTGGAAGGTTTATGATGTATGGTATTACATCTTCAGCAACAAGCTTCCGTACTGTAAGCTCTATAACTATCAGTTCACGCAGAAGCCACTCAGAGCGTGCCGAGTAAGTTCCCTCATCCATGAGCAGGCTATCCACGACTTAGGTTTCATCAAGGAGGTTGATCCATGGTTCTACGACAAGCTGGTACGAAGAGTGGCAAACGTCAATACGTCTGTGCACGTCTTTAATGAAGTGGCAACATACTGCTACAACTTGCCACCTTATTTCAAGGATTGGGATGAATACGTTGACTATCTCGCAGACAATCTTTGCGAAGATAAGAAGAATGCTGAGACTATCAAGAAAGGCTACCGTTCCGCCAAGAAGAGAAATGTAGCTAAAGCCGGTCATTGCCAGGAGTGCATTGATTACGTAATACATCAGATTGGTTATACCAGCGCTGTCTGCGTCATTGCGGAAGATTTCGGAATGAAGCGCATTCAGAGCGTAGAGCGTTCTTTGCGTCAGTATTTGAGCGACAATTATGTTAAAATAGAAAAAGCTAATAAGGAATATGAATCTTCAAGAGAACATCAAGAAGGAGTTTGATGCTGCCAAGGATAAGGTGCAGTTTTTGAACGACCTCAGAAAGTATATCAGTTCCTTATCTCCGGAGAAAGTCAACCCTGTAGATTGCGTGCTTTGGGTTGACAAGGATATGGTTGTAGCCAACAACTACAACCCTAACCATGTGGCAGATAAGGAAATGCGTCTTCTCTATACATCCGTGAGGGAAGACGGTTACACAATGCCTATCGTTACCATTTGGGATGAGAAGCTGCAGAAGTATGTAATCATCGACGGTTTCCACAGAAACCTCGTTATTCGCAAGTTTGCGGACATCAATGAGCGATGTGGCGGAAAGCTGCCGATTGTAGTCCTAGACAAGGACATCGACCAGCGTATGGCATCAACCGTAAGACACAATCGCGCCCGTGGAAGTCACTCTGTAGATGGAATGGTAAACATCGTTTTCAATATGCTCAGAGACGGTGTGTCTGAGCGTGAGATTTGCGAAAAGGTAGGTCTGGAGCAGAAAGAGCTTGTAAAGCTTAAGTATGTAACTGGTTTCGCCAAGATTTTCAAGAATTATAAGTATAATGCGGCTATCGAAAAGGTTGTCGACGAGAGACGCGTAGCAAGAGAGACAGCCAAGAAGAAGGAGGATAAGAAATGAAAGTAAAGTCAGTTAAGCTCAGTGAAATCTTTCCTTACTATGACAACCCTCGTGACAACACGAATGCGGTTGAGCCTACCAAGGAGAGTATCAAGCGTTTTGGATTCGTTAAGCCTATCCTCGTTGATAAGGCAGGTGTAATCATTGCCGGTCACACAAGATACGTGGCCGCTTACCAGTTGGGCATGGAGTTCGTTCCTGTCGTTTACTCGGATATGGACGACGAAATGGCAAAGAAGTACCGCATCCTCGATAACAAGCTGGCAGAGAAGTCTTCTTTTGATGAAGACCAGCTTTTGGAGGAATTGCGCAACATGGAGGTTCCTACCGATATGCAGGCATTCTTCTTTGAGGATATCAACCAGATGCTCAACTTCTCCCTCGACAGCATCAACCAGCAGGCAGAAGAGTATGGTGGCTTCCAGGATGACTATTCTCAGGTTGATGAGGAGAACTTCGAGGCTCCATCCAATGAAGAGCCTGGCGAAAGTGAGGAAGCTCCTTCAGATGAGGAGGAGGAAGACCCTGCCAAGGATTTGTTCGTTCTCAAAGAGCGCGAGGACGGTTCACATTATATGAAGGTCGTTTGCCCATATTGCGGAAATATGGAAACAATAGAAATTGAGGATTAACAGGTATGGAAGAGATTAAGATTAATGACAAGGTAATTGAGTTACCTATTGACAGTATCGTGCCTCATGACGGTTCGCACAAGACCGACGAGACGGCAGTACAGGCAATCATGCAGTCCATCAAGGATTTCGGCATCACTCAGCCTATTTCCGTTGACAAGAACAACGTGATTGTAACCGGTAACGGTGTGTATAAGGCTGCTAAGGCATTGGGAATGGATAAGGTTCCCTGCATCCGTGTTGACTATCTGACTGATGAGCAGATTAAGCAGTATAGAATCGCTGATGACAAGACGTCCGAGTTTGCCACTTGGAACGAGAAGAAGCTTCGCAAGGAGCTCTCCTATCTCGGTGATCCTAACAGCATTCAGTTTGCTTTCGATGAGAGCATTGCCGGTATGCTTGGACTCAACGCTAAGCCAAAGGAACAGAAGCCTGCGGCCGCACCTTCAAAGGCTGAGACTAACCATACGGCTAAGAAGGTCGTAACGGAAGCCCAGAAGGACCAGAAGTTCAAGGAGGAAATGAAGGGCGTTGAGGAGAATATCCAGGTCAAGCCTTCAGAGTATTATGAGTATAATTGTTCCGCTTGCGGTAAACTAGTAAAAGTTAAGAAGCCATGACAGATGAATCATCACAGCCGAAAGTAAAGTCTTTCGTACATAGAATCCCCAATCCTGTTGGAAGACCATACAAGATTAAGTCTTCTCAGGAATTATGGGATAAGTTTGTAGCTTACTGTGATGATGTTGAAAACGACCCTTGGCAGCAAAAGACTGGTAGCAATTCCATTGCAGGCGGCAGCGGCAAATCCACAAATTCCATGAGACAAGAGGTAAGGGTTTTCAGAAGAGCCTATACCCTTGTCGGATTTTGTGCTTTCTGTGGCATCGTTCAGAAATGGGCGGATTTCAAGAGAGGTAATCTTAAGAGACCAGGCTTTGAGCAGGTGATAACACAGATTGAGAATGTCGTGATGGCCCAGCAGATTGATGGCGCCATGCTTCATCAGTTTGATTCCAGCATTGTTGCAAGGCTCAACGGATTGGCAGATAAGCATATTCAAGAAGTAACCGGCAAGGATGGTGAGGACTTCAAGTTCCCTAAGCTGTCCTTGGATGATATTAAAGAATTACAGAAGATAAATGGACTTTGAGAAACAACGTTTTCTTCATAAGCAGTTAGTGGCATCGTCCCTGCTGCAATTCACTACTAAGATGTTCGCCTATACTGCTCGACGTGAGTATGTAATAGGCGAACATCACAGGATTATATGTGATGCGCTCATGGATGTGATAAGGGGAAAGACTAACAAGCTGATTATCAACATCAGCCCTCGTTATGGAAAGACACTCTTGTGTTCACAGATGTTTATCGCATATGGTCTTGCGCTGAACCCTGCTTCAAAGTTTCTTCATATATCTTATTCCGGAAGTCTCGTCCAGGACAATTCTATGGCAGTCAAGGACACGATAACTTCTACATATTTTCAAACACTATTTCCGAATGTCAAAATCAGAAAGAACGATAACACAAGATCAAAATGGAGCACAACGGCAGGTGGTGGTGAGTATGCTACATCTACCTTGGGTCAGATCACAGGTTTTGGTGCAGGTCAACCAGACTGGACCGAAGAAGACATAAAGAACATGGATAAGTTCATGGCTACGTTCAACCCCGGTCACTTTTCGGGAGCCATAGTTATCGATGACCCTTTACGACCGGACGATGCTTTGTCCGATAACGTCAGAGAGTCTATCAACAGACGTTTCGAGACAACCATCCGTAACCGTGTAAACTCACGTCATACGCCAATTATCATCGTCATGCAGAGGTTGCACGAGCACGACTTGTGCGGTTACCTTCAAGAGATTGAGCCAAATGAGTGGAAGGTTGTTTCCCTCCCGGTAATACAGACAGACGAGGACGGAAAGGAGCGAGCCTTGTGGCCGTGGAAACATACGTTGGAGGAGCTGTACAAAATCAAGCATGCCAGCGAGTTCGTATTCGAGACACAGTACATGCAGAACCCTACCCCTATGGAAGGTCTTATGTACCATGCCTTCAGAACATACGATGAGCTGCCGGACAGAAGGTATGCAAGAATGATTGGAAACTACACCGACTCGGCAGATACCGGTTTCGACTTCCTTTGCTCTATATGCTTCGATGCGCACGATGACGGCTACTATGTTACCGATGTTCTATACACCAAGCGACCGATGGAATACACGGAACCAGCGCAAGCCAATATGGTTAAGCGCAATCAGACAGACGTGTGTTTCGTCGAGAGTAACAATGGTGGCCGCTCTTATGCCCGCAATGTCGAGCGCATAACAAGGGAACACGGAAACAGAATCACCCAGTTCGTAACGTTTACGCAATCGAAGAACAAACAGATTAGAATCTTCACTCGCTCAAGCGAGGTAAACAATAAACTAGTCTTCCCTTCTAATTGGGAACAGTTGTGGCCGGAGTTCGCCCACGATATGAAATCCTACAGAAAGGAAGGATATAACGCCCACGATGATGCACCGGACGCTTGTACGGGCATTATAGAGAAGTGCGAGGAGTGGCTTAACAATGCTACCGATGCACAGCTCAGACGTGGCGGTTTCTTGTAATTTCTTTTTTAAACCATGTCAACTAGGCGTTTGCTCGCGAGAGTAGGCGCCTTAACTATTTGAATATCAGCGCATTATAATTTGGTATTTTTAACTAAAATAATCGTTAGTATATTTGCATATATCAGAAAATTTTCGTACCTTTGCATATAGATAAAAGGTAGTACTTTTGACTATCCAGAGCCTACCTTATAAGTTGAACCAATTAAAATTATAAAGATTATGAACGGTCTTTTTGAAACTAAGCTTCTCAAATACAAGAAGCACATCATACAAGTTTTCGAGGATGTGTTCGGTCAGAGATACGTCTATATCGATGGTCAGACACAGACATCTTCTATTAACAATGCAAAGAGAATGATTAGCCTATGTTGTCAACAGTAATATTCACGGATGGCGCCCAGAAGAATGTGGAGCCATCCAACGGAACGGATTTCTCATTGGAGGAGTTGAGGGGATTTGTAGGTGGCCACATCGAGTTGGTCCGACTCAGCAAGTCGCAGGTAATGGTAGTTAATGAGGAAGGCAAGGTTTACGACCTTCCTCAGAACGAGAACGCCACGATGCTTGTGAACATAGCAGGCATCAGAGACGTAATAGTAGGTAATGTATTAGTTTGTGACATCAATAAAATCAAGTAATATGGATAAGAATGATTTGATGAAGTACCTCGTAGAAGAGGCAGAGTATAGTGAGAGTGAAGTAGCCGAAATGACTAACACGGAGTTGCTGGATCATTGGCTGGAGTATAACGGAATTTGCGGTTTCACAGAGGACATCAAGGGTGTTATTAAGGCTGCTTTTGATGTAGATTTGGAGGACTAGCCATGTACAAAGAGAATATAGGAACTGACAGATATGGGCGCACGATGCGCCTATATCACTCCTGCAACACGGTCTATTGCGACCACGTCAAGAACGATAAGGTTGTCAGGACAAATCAGATTAAGGTAAATAACGACATCATCTTAATGTTCAGTGCTTCGCATACGAGCGGAGCCTACATTTACGATGAGATTCATAGAAGATACGGGAAATGGCTATGAAAAAGATTATCACCATTGAAGTAGAAAGCTCTAGTGTAGAGTGCTATAGTAGCTTCTATACGGACCTGGAGTCTTTCGTCACGCACAGAGTGAATGGTACTCCATTGAGAATTAAAATAACCTCAGATATTAAGTAGCGTATGAAACCAATGTTAGCAACAAGATATTATCCGTCACAGACGAAGTTTCCTTGCTTTACCCAGCCTAAGTATGACGGAGTTAGATGCGTCCTTCATGAAGGAGAAGGTGGTGAGGTTCACCTCACATCGAGAGGCGGTAAGGAATATGATGTTCCTCAGATTAAGGCTTGGGGAGAGAAACACCGCGGTATGCTTCCTTTGGATGGGGAGATATACAACCACCAGGAATTGACCTTCCAGCAGATATGTTCTGCCGTCAAGTGCCGTTCTGCTATGACTGACAAGCTACGTATGGTTATCTACGATGCACAGATTCCGGGAAGCTTTTCTGCCAGATGGAAAGTTCTGCAGGATGAGTTTGCTTCCATTGATCCAAACGGACCGGTGTACCTTACGCAGACTTTCGTTGCCCATTCAGAGAAGGACATCAAGCGATGGCACAAGATATTCGTTTCCACCGGTTACGAGGGTGCCATTATCAGAAATGCAGATGGAATCTATACCGAGGGCAGAAGCAATGACCTTATGAAGCTGAAATCGTTCGACACGACAGAGTTCAAGGTGGTCGATGTTTTGGAAGCGGAGGGCAATGATGCAGGTACCGCTATATTCAAACTGAAGTGTGGAGAGTACGAGTTCTGTGCCCGCCCGGTAGGTTCAAGGTCACTCAGAGCTCAATACTTAGCCGACAAGGAAGAATTGATAGGTATGGCGGCGACTGTTCAGCATCAAGGTTATTCTGACGCTGGAGTGCCGAGATTTCCAGTATTGTTGAACATTAGGGATTACGAATAATGGCAGCATTAAATATTAACGAGTATTACGGCTGCTTCTCTTGCGAGGCTGCTGACGAGCACGGAAATGGTTGCAGGCACGGTCTGCTGTTCCCGGTACTGCTTGCGATGGGAAACAAGAGAAGCTGCCCAAACTATAAATTCAAGAAGAAATAACTATGGAGTTAGAGGTTAAGCTAAAAAGAAAGTATGAGTCTAAGACAGAAACTTTAGTCCTGATTAATTACAAAAGAGACTTGCGAAGATGTGTCAACATAACTTATCCAAGAGATTGGGATTGTGAAAAGCTTGATGTGTTCATTCAGAACTTTCACGACGTGAACGTTAGAAAGCCTTTATATGTGTCGGAATGGAGTTCTTTGCTTATGAAAAACAGACTGGAGGAAATTAAGAAACTAGGCTATCGTGTTATTGCTATAAATCAGTTACATGGCTACATAGTAAGAAAGGATGGAAAGTTTCTATCCTATCAGCTTGCAAAATATACATCTGAGGGAGGAATAAGTCTCACATATCAATACGTGCCATCTCGAACACATGGAAGTGGTGCTATACAAGGTGGTGAGAGTGGCTATAATTTTGGATTCACCGAGTTTAGTAAAGAAATGCTGAACGATATGATGGACCACCCGAAGCTTTACGGTAAGGTCGAGCACTACAAAGATTTCAATGAGTACCGCCAGCTGAATGCAGGGCGAGAAAAGTCACTCAAAAAAATAATCTGATTTTTTTTGGTTCAACACAATAAAGTACCATATGATGCGTTATTAATCTGATAGACGGATTATTAACTAAAGCTTAGCTACCGGCATGACGGGCGCATCATATGGGAAATAGAAAATTTGTTCCACAGGTAGGAAACCATCTTGGAACTATCTCGAACATTTTAGCTGTTGTTTCATTTATAGCCATAATAGTTTCAATTATAACTTGGATAAACGCCTTGAATACTTCTGGCGGTTATGGATATGAAAGTTCAAGTATTAGTGGTATACAAGCATTTAGCTACGTTATTGACTCATTGCTTTGCTTGGTAGGTTCTTTTGTTCTTAGAGGATTCTCGTTTATCGTGAAAGCAGCTGTACGCTATCTTGATGAGAAAGGTGAGTTTGATGAAAAGTAGAATGTAATTGTTATGTCATCAAAGCTTATAGTAGATCAAAAGAACGTAAAGTATCTTTTTCAAGATAAAAAAGCGACGTTCTTGATTCCTGATTATCAGCGTCCGTATGCTTGGGGAGAAGACGAATGTAAGGTATTATGGGAAGACTTATTTTCCTTTTCATTCCCGAATAACAACTGCGACAGCTTCGATTCTTCAGAGAGTTACTTTCTCGGTCCTATAGTAACATTCCGCAATGACGAAGGGAAACTTGAAATCATTGACGGTCAGCAGCGTCTTACGACCTTGCTTCTCTTACTGCGAGCTTTCTACAATCGCCTGGAGCACATGAAAGACAATCGTTCAATCAAGATGCGAGAGGACATAGAAAAGTGCATTTGGAGAGCAAATGAGTTCGGAGAGTATGATCCAAACGACTTGAAGATAAATTCGGAGGTTGCAACTGATAACGACAAGGAAGAGTTTATGGATATACTCCGGAAAGGAACATCAGAAGGAAAAAGTCGGTATGCGACCAACTTCAGATACTTTCAAGACAAGATAGGAAAATTCATTGAAGAATACCCTTCTTTCTTTGCATTATATCCAGCTCGCATTCTCAATAACTGTGTGCTACTTCCAATAGAGGCAGAATCGCAAGATACTGCTCTTAGGATATTCTCGACGCTTAATGATAGAGGTAAGCCATTGTCTGACTCAGACATCTTCAAGGCACAACTCTATAAGTTCTACTCATCCATCGGAAAGAAGGAAGAGTTTATCACTACATGGAAAGAGCTTGACGAACTCGTTACTAAAATATTCCACCCATATCGTGGAACACCTTTGGATGAGTTGTTTACACGCTATATGTACTACGAGAGAGCTTTACTGACTAATCGTAGTTCTATGACAGAAGGACTTCGCAAGTTCTATGAGAAAGACGGATATGTTCTACTTCGACGAGAGCAGACTTTAGAAAATCTAGTCTTGCTTGCGGACTTCTGGAAAGATGTATATTCTCAGAACGAAGACCGTTTTTCCGTGGATGTACTAAAGCGCTTGTTTGTATTGAATTATGCGCCTAACAGCTTATGGACTTATATTGTATCGGTATATTTCATGCACTATAAGAATGCTGAGAATATGCTAGACAACGAGAAGTTCTATCTGTTCTTGAATCGTTTGATAGGCTTTATCTGGGCATACGCTATCAGTAACCCAGGAATAACGGCCTTGCGAGCACCGGTATTCAATGAGATGGTGAATATCATAGAGAACAAAGAGATTGCTTTCGAGAACTATCTATTCCAAGAGGAATTGTTTCGTTCGCAATTCACCAACTTCAGTTTTTCAAACACTCGTGCGATTACGAAGTCGATGATTGTGTGGTGGGCATTCTCTTTTGATAGCCAGGAATTGCTTCCTCTTGACGCAACATATGATATTGAACACATCTTCCCAAGGAACAGACAAGTCAAGGAAGGTGGATTGTCGAGTGACGAGGTTCTTGAAATGTTGGGAAACAAATCGGTATTGGAGCGAAGAGTTAATATTCGGGCATCCGATTACAGATTTGCTGACAAGATTAAGTATTATAATGGTGAGTTCAAATCCACAGGCGAGAGGATTGGAACTAAGATACACGAATTACGAATGCTGTCACAGACGTTGACAGATTTTACAGAAACGGATATCAGAGAGCGCACGTCAAGAATGCTTGATAAGTTTATCGCTTATCTCAAATCTAACTCTCTGATTTCCAATAAATTAAATTCGTAATTTTGGTTAAAATATTTGGAAATTTGACAAAATTTTCGTACCTTTGCATATAGGATAAAAGGTAGTAATTTTGTCTAAGAGCCTACTAAATAGGGCAACTGCAATGTTACGACCTGCCGAAGCTGGGACGCTAGCAGAGGTGAATCTGAGGGCGTAATGAGCGGCTGCCCTTCTTTATTAAATGAGCTCGATGGTTGCTTAAACAGATTCTTATGGCAACAAATGCAGACATGAGCTTGAAAGAGTTCGCAAAGGAAATGCTGGTCGAAGTTAGAAAGGACCAGGAGTGTTTAACAAGACAGAAGGAAATCATGGGTGATCTCCAGGAGAGAATCGATGAGTGCTTCAAGAGAGTGCAGAAGTGCGACATGACAAAGGGTGTTTACTCCACTACGCAGATGGCGAAGGAGTTGGGCATGAGCAGCGCACAGAAGTTGTACGAAGAGCTGAAGGAGGTTGGCCTTGCATTCAACCGGGGCTATGAGTGGATGCTGACAAGTCCCTACTCCACCTATCAGCTAACTGAGGTGACTACCCACGTCATCAAGGGCAAGTATACAAGAAGACCTCTTTGGACGGAGCGAGGCAGACGCTGGCTTCTCGCATTAAAGGAGAAGAACATCATCTGCAACCTGCCGAAGCCGAGAGTGCCGAAGGCTGTTGAGAAGTGTATTGCTTCTCAGTCCGGCGAGAAGAAGAAAGAGGTCAAGGTTGAGACGCCAACACCGCTGATGAAGAAAGCCGAGACGCTTAAGGATGAAATCAACTGCCTTTTGAGTCTCATCACAGAGGTCGGAAAGGGAGAGACGATGCTCCTTATGGGAGACATTATGACAATCTCCACCACCATCAGTGAGCACGTGAGCACATTGGCTTTCGAGGCTTACAAGACATTAAATGCGCCAGCGAGGGCTTGAACCAATTAAATTTCCAAGAAAAGATTTGGATTTTCCAAAATAAAATATTACCTTTGCAGCGGTAAAGGAGAAAGATAAATAGGGATTGGATAGACCTCTCACACGTCGGTCTTCGGATGCAGACTTCGGGAGGGTTTCCAATCCCTTGTTTTTTAGTTTAGTAATCTCATAGTATAAAGGATATTTTCACTTGTAAGTTTAGCCTTACATTCTATTCGTTTTCCTTGATAAGTAGCATGGAATACTTTGAACTGAAAATCATGATGGTTACCTTCCTCAATCCTGTCAAATGTTGCTGTAGGAAACCATTCGTTTACATCGGCTGCAATTTGTATTGTTTCGCTAAGTCTTCTATTTCTAATATTCTTTGCCATCGTTTCAGAAAAGAAATTTCGTCCTACCACAAATTCCTCATTATTATTATTGAGATAAAGCCTTCTAGCCGTTTGACCGTCTGGTAGCTCTACCTCTCTAAATTTTGTTTGCATTGTCTCATTAATGAATTCTCGAAGTCTTGCCCTCACCTCTGGTGAGTTCTGTGCAGCTATTCGAACTTGCCTTTGTGACCTTTCAGAGCGAGCGTATTGGGTGATATAGGATGATTGCTTCACCTTATCTTTATTATCATTTACCCAATTTGTGAAGTTCTTAGGCATAGCATTGCTTGGCTGTTTACCGCTCCAATACTCCTTTTCACTCATTATTACCGGGATGGCATAGCACATACAATTCACGTGCCAACCAACCCAAGGAAAATAACTCGGATAGACACCTGCAAGCAAATCACACATATCGTGCTTATGACTTGGGTTGTTGGTTGTCTTTATCTCCTTGCCTTTAATGTAGTCCATCCTTGCCCATCTTTCCTGCTCGGCAGAACGGTAGGCCATGTTTATCTCGTTACGTGCCAGGCGAACGCTTCTGTACTCGCAGTTCTGAATGGTTATGGCTTTGCCGTATTTCTTCTTATAGGCTTTGGCAAGTGACGGATAATCATTAAGGTACTTGCTGACCTTCTTGCTGAGTTTAACAGCACTCATACCCTTCTCTATGCCGACAGACAGAGATTTCTCCAGAGCCTCCTTTACATCAGCTCTCTGGTTCCATATTCTTTCTGAAAGACCGAGACCTTTAATCTTTCTCTCTATGAAAGCCTTCTTTGCCGCGTTGTTGTGCTCAAAGTAAGCTTTCTGCTTTGCGTCCGCTATCTTCCTAGTAAAGGTACCGATTACCCTTTTGGCAAGTAGGTCCTGCAGCGTGTTACTGTTCTTCCATTCGTCCGATATTCCATCATAGACCAATGCCTGCATATTGTTTGAATAGTAATCCAGCAAGGCATTCACCTTTCTTTCTGTTCTAGGGTAATCATCAAAAGAGAACTCGCCATCCCCATCGAAGTCGGTGGAGGTGGCGATTTTAGCGGACTCCTTGGCAAGAGTCTTATAGATGGAAATGATTTTCCTGGTATAAGCGTTCAGTCTCTTGCCAAGGTCTTTATATGCCTTTTTCTGATTAGGCAGTTTTGGCTTTTTCATACAATTTCATTTTAAAGTGTTTGCAGCAATCCTAGTTGAGAAGAACGCTCCATTCTTGATATGGGCATTTGGCTAGGATAGGCTGACCTTTAAGGCTCATACTATGAAAGTCAGTAGCATGAGCACATTCACGGCAAAAGTGCAGTTTCTCTTCTTCCTTCTTCTTTCTCATGGCTATTCCTCCGAGAATAAGTTAGGCATAGAAGCTGCTGTTCTTGTGGCCTCTACTTCCTCTTCTCCTTGAATCTCGTTGAAAGTCTTGTCAGGATCATCGGAAAGACCGGCACGCTGAATAGATTCCTTCTGGCTGACGAGAGGCTTGTTGCCGTTAGCCTTAAGCCATTTGTCAATCTGGGTATTCTCATCCTCCTGGATGAATGGAGTGATGATGTGCTCTACAGTAATCTCATCCATTCTAGCTGCCCACTTCGTGTTCATCTTGGAAAGGAACGCCTTTATGACGTTGGCCTCTCTCTCAAAGCCTTCAATCCAGGCACCAGTCTCCTCTCCTATCTTAAGATGAGCATCCATGAGGAGTGTCTTTCTTGAATCATAGCCGATATTGCCAAGGCTCTTCATATTCTCGAAACTGATGTCCGGCATCTGAGACTGCATGAAGAAAAGCTTGACGAGAGTGTCAACGTGATACTTAAGAGCCTCGATAGCCTGCTGCCAAGACACGTAGCTAACATCGCCGTCTTCGCTGACTCTATACACCCTCTTGCTCTCTCCCTTTCGCTCCATTCCAACGATGGCACCGGCAATCTTCAAGACAGGAGCGGAATTGTATGCCACAACATCGCTGTTTCGGGAAATGGTGTACTCGATATTCTCACGGATAGGTTTCAATCCTTCCCAGCATGGCTTGTGCCGGTACCAGAAAACGGCTGGAATCTTGTCGATAGAAATCTCATTATCATCCACCAAATTCCATCCGGACTCTTCATCGTCTGAAGACAGGTCCCACTTGTAATGATGGTCTGCGGTATAGGTCTCGAAGAAGGTGTGCTCTGTGTCAGTAACCTTACGCTTATACTCGAATGACAGAGCAAGCAAGTCATCATACTCATCAAAGTAAGGATAGATGTCAACTCCGTCCATTGGAGAGAATGTCTTACATTTCAGTTTGTACTGACTATCGAAGCCGTAGAGCTTGTTAGGCTTCTTCTGCGTGTACCAAAGTGTGAACATCTGGCAAGAGGCGTAATAGCACTTTGCTCTGTGCATGTTCACGGCATCAATGTGTGCACAGGTGTAGATTTTCTCGATTGCACGCACAATCGTCTTCAGTTCCTCGTCAGCCTGATCATACGTATATACGCGCTTGACCGGTATAGCCATTGTGAACTCAGAGATTCTTCGTGTAAGAAGCTTCTCCAATCCGATAGGCAATCTAGCTGCCTTTTCTACAATTCCGTCATCAAGCGTTCTGTCCTGTCTGCCTACGTGGTCGTTTACGATTTCATGGAGCATAGGCTCATACTCAGATAACAGGGTACTCCAAAGTGGAATATCCAACACGCGTTGTTTCAGCTCTCCTATGATGCTGCCAACGTCATTTCTTTTAAAAAGTTCATTAAAATCTATCATAATCTTCGAAGTTTTGATTTGGCAAAATTACGGATATATCCGCATATATTTAATGGTTTTAGTATTTTTAACTAAAATAATCGTTGGTAAGTTTGCATATATCAGAAAATTTTCGTACCTTTGCATATAGATAAAAGGTAGTACTTTTGACTATTCAGAGCCTACCTTACAAGTTGAACCAATTAAAATTATAAAGATTATGAATAATTCAGTCGAGACAAAGAAGGAAGAGGTTAGAAAGAACATTAAGAATGCGTTCGAGTCAGCCACAAAGAAAATCAGAGACATTATTTCTGTTTGTCCTGATTGGGAGGTAGAGGGTATTGACGTAGGCTACAAGTCACTTATCGCTCATTTGAATTTGAAAGGAGTAGGAAGAGACATGATGGTGATTCGCTACCAAGCAAAGGTAGGTAACTTCCAGGAAGAGTCATTTGACACCAATGTAGCAAGCTTCGGCAGCTTTGATCTTCTGGAAACAAACGAAAACCTTAAGTACTACACTGCGGTTGGCGACATCCTTAATCATAAAGACATGCTTTCGCTTTTGAAAGAGACAATGTTCTTCTTTGCAAATAAGATTGCAGAGCTACGTAAGGAGTACGATAAGTTAGATAAGGAGGATTAGTTATGACTAAGCAAGAAGAAATCGATATTCTACAGTCCTTGAAGGGCGATACCTATTTCGCTCAGTTCTTCGGTAGCAAGGACATTGATCAGATGTGTCAGAACATCAGTAACGACTTCGCCATTGAGGGCGGATGCGGATTCAGTCAAAAAGCAGAAGCTTTAGAGCGAATTAACGCAGACCTCAAAAAGGAGATTCAACAGAAAATCTATGATTTAGGAATGGAACTTATCAAGGACCTAGATAAGGGATTTGATGAGGATGCCATCTATCAGTTGGTTAAAGGCGAGGTCGGAGTAGATGCCATCATCAAGTTCAAGCGTAAGAACGATTTGGAGCTTACGGATAAGGAGATAGATTATTTGGTATCTAAACTTCCATGATTATGAAGCATATATGTAGTAATTGCATAGCTTCCGAGATATGCTATAGTGAAGGCAAGAAGCCTAATGACACTTGCCTTCATTGGGAATGGAGATATGCAGGTTTATGGTTTGATAATTAAAAAGTAAGACAATGGGAAAAGAGAAAGTTACAGTAAACGATTTGAAGGTTACACTCTCAGAGCTTGGTGTAACATCTGGCTTGAAGCAGGAAAAGATTATTCAACGCCTGCAGGTCAATGGCTGTTTGATTGCAATGGTAACAGATGTATTAGATCAGCTCATCAAGGATGAGCAGGGCATGTTTAGGCTGTTAAGCGTTCGCTACAAGCAAGAGCAGAAGATGCACTACACTCAAATGCAGGATGCAGCCAAAAAGTACTACTTCCATTTGAAACCCTTTAATAAGAGTTTCTTCGGTGATGAGAATATTTGCGCCAACCTGGAGGATAACGCAAATGACATCTATGAAATCATCAAGCTTCTTGCGGACCACACTAACGACCACAAGGATATGGAAGTGATTAAGAGAAACCTCAGAAAGAGAAAGTTGAACCATCATATTTTCGATTAAGATTATGGAGAGCTCTATGTTATTTGAGAAAATTACTCACAGATGTCTGCTTACCTTGGATGGGGGGGCAAAGATTCAAGCAGTCCTCACTATGCCGAAGCCGACAAAGCCCATCTTTCCACAGGAAATGGAGCGTCAGTTCATTAAGAGTTTTAATGAATCGCAGCCAAATGCGGTTCACAAGGTTATCAAGTGTCACATAATGAGAAATTAGTTATGGAAACAAAAGTAGAAGTTAAGACAATTCCTTTGCATGGATTGTTCATCCATCGCAAGCAGGTTTGGCGTTCACTCGGTAAGCTGAGAGCAGAAAGCCATTCTACGACAGCGCAAAAGGTGTTTATGAATGAGCATGATACCGAGGTATCAACTGAGAATGCTGATTTCATTGATGGCTTGAAAGTCACTCCTTATGATGGGGAGTTGCCAAAAATATCAAAAAACGTTGGTAGTATAAGTTACTACCAGTATTGTTTAACGCAAAAATTGGTTTAGTTATGGAAACTGAGATTAATATAGTGGAAATCCTAAAGGATAAGCCAGCAAATACGAAGCTATATTCTCCTTTGTTTAGTGAAGTATTTTTTTCGCATGTAAGTGGCGGTTATATAGCTGTGGAACATCATGGAGAAACATCACTATTCTTAAGTAGTGGCAGATTCTATGATTACGATGGATCAGAGCCGTTATTATTCCCTTCTAAGGAAATGCGTGATTGGAACAAATTTGCTTGGCAGAAGGGCGATATCTTGGTTAATGAGAATAATGCGCATATTATCTTCGGAAAGTTTACAGATGATACATATACAACCTTTATAGGTAGACATTATCTTAATAAGAATTATAAAAATTATGTCCCAGGACGCTATACTTGTGTTACCCAACATTTTCATATTGAAGAAAGTAATGCTGCTCAAATCTATATATATAATATTGAGGAAAAAATTGGTGGCAAACTCGATCTTAAAACTTTGGAAATAGAAAAGCCTAAGTGTGAGTTTAAGACATTCGATAAAGTATTGGGGCGAAATGAGAAAGATGATGTATGGGAAGCTGACCTCTTTTCTCATTATAGAGAAGAATCACAATATCCTTTTCGGTGTATCGGATTTAGTCGTAAGTATTGTATTCCTTACAAAGGTAATGAACATCTTCTAGGCACAAGAAATAATCCTGAATAGTACAACCTCCACGACACAGAATGAGCGAAAGTAAGTTAAGGCTTTATGCCCATATACCTTCTTAGCCCCAGAACAATACTGGTCGTGGAGGTCACTATAAAACTTAAAAATATGATGGACGATAAGAAAATAGAAGAAGTTGCAAAAGTCTATATGATTGGTGAGTTTTATGATAGGGATGAAGCCGAATGGAATTATCCTATTACTAATGAAGAAAAACGTAATCAATGTATTATAGATTTCAAGGCTGGTGCTAAGTGGGCTATCAATGAGTTCTTGAAGAATTTATGGCATCCTGCTAGTGAAGCACCAAAACGTAGATGCAACTATTTATTGCTTCATTACAAAGACAAAGAAGAAGAATGTTTTGAAGCTGATGTCGTCGATACAAAGGCTTGGGATTGTTACATTAAAGGCTCATTAGTAGAATATATCAATATTGATGATTTGTTCCCAAAAGGAGGTGAGCAATGAAAGAGCTTAAAGTTGGAGAATATTTTAATTACTGTGGCAAAAAATACATTGTTGTTGAAGATGCCACAGGAAATTGTTGGAATTGTGCGTTTGGGTGTTCCCATGGATGGTGCGCTAATAATACGCTGAAGTGTGTCTTTGTGGTGGAGCAATACATTATTACGCAAAATTGTATATTAAAGTAAGCAATATGTGTGGTAACAGCTCGGTAAGTGGATATTTGGGTGGAATTGAAATTCCAAACGACTATCAAACCATCAAAGGGGAGTTTGTTAGACCACTCACTCAAAAGGAGAAAGATGAGCAACCAGACAGATGGGATGATTGGTATGAAGTAGGGGATTTAGTTAATGCCTTCGAATCTCTTGAAGAGATAGAGAATTTAATTAAAAACCTCAAAAAGAAGTTCTCTTCTAAAGAGTGGAAAGTTGAGATAAGACGCAATTATTAATTACCTTCAGGCATAAATAATAGAAGTATGGATAAAAATGTTGTATTATCAAACGAAGAGTTAGAATTACTCATAACAGGCTTACATTGTGTAGATGAACGTAGTTATAATTTTTATACCACAACATATACACCTTGGAGTGAAGCTAAAGAGTTAAAAGAGAATTTGCGAATAAAGCTCAAAAGAGTATTGTTAAATGTTTAACGTCTTCGGACATAATTTTAAAAGATATGACAAAAGAAGAATTAAAAGTAAAGGTTGACAAACAACTAAGCATTATCAATGATGCTAACGACGAGATTTGTTCTTACGTAAATGATTACATCGAAAGTCTTCCATACAAGGTTGGCGACAAAGTTAGCTGTTCCAGATGTGATGTTTGTTGGATTAAAAGTATTGTTCCGGAAAAAAGTTATAGAGGCTATACTGGCAAGATTGAAGTAAGAATCAACCCTGCTAAGAAAGATGGCACTCGCTCCAATAGAGAGTTTGTACTATGGAGTATGGAAATTGATAGTATCAAAAAGATTAGTTAATCGCTTTTGGGCATAAATAGTAGTAATATGACAATACAAGAATTAATTGATGAATTATCAAAGGTAGAGGATAAGACTATGGAAGTTTGCTTTCCTTATTCTCATGGAACACAAGAAAACGGAGAGCCTCTAAGTATAGCTGAAGTATCTGTGTACAATGATTGTGTTATAATTTATGATTAACCATCCTGCAAAGGATATAAATAGATAGTAATATGAATACAGAAAAATTAGAAAGAGCAAATATCTTAGCAAAGAGTTTAATTCCTAAAGTAAATGAACTCTTAAATATGTCTCCAAAATCAATGCGTAGTAGTCTTGCTGATGCTATTTGTGGGCTTTCAGAGTGTGATGAAGAGTTTAAAACAAAATTCAAGCAGCTTCTGAATGAAACAAAACAGAGATTTCAGAAAGAGTTTGATGATTTGTAACTAACCACCCTCTCCTTGGTGAAATTAAGATAATAACGAAAAAGCCGTGCTCGAATTAGATTGGTTGGCATTAGGTGTAGCCGTAAAATATCAATTACCGCTTGACAATTCACCTCAGAGCACTCTTATGTGGAAAAGGCATCAAGCATTTAGTACACATCGAAGAACGTTAATGAGTGAAAGGCTCATAAAGACTCCAATCCGTTATTATTTTGATAACATCATGGAGAGGGTAAAAAGAAGAGAATATGGCAGAGATTATTTACTTTGGAACAAATGGGTGTTCCGGTCATTATCCTATCGGCATCGACAAAGTGCTGACCTCGGCAGAGTATGAGATATGGCGCGAATGCGATAATGAAACTTGGATAAATAATATCCGAAAGAATCCTGGTCGCCACGTTATCGAGCATCACGGAGAGGTTTATACTAATTATGGTGTTCCGTTCTCTGTAGATGACGACAGAGGTGGTAGTCATACCGAACTATTTTGGAAAGGCATTCATTCGGAAGAAGAAATCGTCAACTTGATAAAGAATAATCAGTTTTTGGCAAGGCAATTCAAAATGGATGAGGCAATTAAAGATGTGGCAACAGTTTGTGGTGTCAGGTACGAAGATATTAAATCTGCGATAAACATTACAAAAGTATTCGCAGGTGGTAAAAAGAAGAGAATATGAATGCAAATAAAATAACATTAGCTGGCTATATTGTATATCTCCAAAGTATGTATAAACGATATGGCAATATAAGTATAGCGCAACTAAAGTATATAGAAAGAAACAGAAAAAGGAGGATAAGCAATGAGTAAAGAAAAAGCTATTGATAAAATTAATCAGGCAATATTTTTAATCAAAACATATTTTGAAGGAAATCTTGAAGCTAAAAGATATACTTTAAAGTATTTGCATGATGCACTTGAAGAGTTGGAGGATTGATATGACAGAAGAAATTTATAACAAAGCTACAAACTTAAGAAGTTTAATTGAAAAAGACAAGAAAGCTCTTAAGTATTGGAAGGAAGCTGTAGATGCAACAGATGAAACCATCACATTGTCTAATGGGCTAGGATATAATGGGCATAAAAAAGCTTCCATTTTTAGGTTCATATCTTTTAAAGAATTGAAAGATATGGCTATTGAGAGACTTACAAAGAGTTTAGAACAACATCAAAAAATGTATGAAGAATTATAATGGAGGACTAAAATATGGAGAAAATTTATAAAGGAGAAATTCAGAGATTGCTGCCTATCTTTCAAGCAATGGCAGATGGTAGCATCATTCAATTTGCAGCAAATGGTAATGATTGGATAGATATAGATGGTGAAGAGGAAGGGATATGACCTTAGAACAGTTCAGAGCAGAAATAAAGAGGCAGGCGGTTGGCTTGCTAAGTGGCGCTGCCAAGTTTCAAGTGAAGATGAGTATTGCCTATGGTCTTATTATTCCTCAGTTCGACAAGAAGGTAGTGTTTTATTTTGAGAAAGTTAAACGTAAAGATTAAGAAATATGAATGAGTTTACAAAGATTTTCGCAAAGACAATAGAAGATGAAGCTATCAAACAGATAGAAACCCTATCTAATAGCGAGGCTTACAATAGTTGTAAAATAAGAATAATGCCAGATTGCCATGCAGGTAAAGGATGCACTATTGGCACGGTAATAGAGCTTGACAACAGAGTAGTTCCTAACACTGTTGGAGTAGATATAGGCTGCGGCATGAAAGTCGTAAGACTTGGTAAAGTTGATATTGACTTGCAGAAATTTGATGAAGCAGTCAATAAGTTGATTCCGTCTGGTTTTAATGTCAACGAGGGAGAAGTATCAGCCTACATAAACGGATTGGTTGATGGTTGTATGTTTGGCAAATTCCGTGCTTGGGATTGTCTTGACAGCATGGAAATAGTATATCGTTCTGTTGGAAGTCTTGGCGGTGGCAATCACTTTATTGAGTTAGATGCAAATGAAGAAGGAGAGAAGTTTCTTGTGATACATACAGGAAGTAGAAACCTTGGTGTTAGGGTATGCAACTATTACCAAAAACTTGCCTACGAGTATTGTCGTAAGAAAATAGCTGATAAGTCTGAGGTTATTGCCAAGCTAAAAAGCGAAGGCAGAGAAAATGAGATACAGAGTGTTATTAAGTCATTAGGTACTAAAAATATAAGCAAGGAACTTTCTTACTTGGAAGGTGATTTGCTCAATGACTACCTCAATGATATGCGCATAGTTCAAAAATATGCTGAACGAAACAGAATGATTATCGCCAACAGACTTGTAAATGCTTTAGGTGTAGATATTGATGCTAATTCAGATAAGTATTCTTTTACAACCATTCACAACTATATAGATACAGACAAGGGTATATTGCGAAAGGGAGCTATCAGTGCAAAAAAGGATGAGGTAGTCATTATCCCAATGAATATGCGTGATGGTTCTCTTATCTGCAAGGGAAAAGGTAACAAAGATTGGCTATGCTCTGCCCCTCATGGCGCAGGTAGATTAATGTCTCGTACACAGGCAAAGAAAGAGTTATCTATGGATTCTTACAAGAATGAAATGAAAGGTATTTATTCCACATCAGTTTGTGAAGAAACCATTGATGAAGCACCTATGGCATACAAGCCAACCGAAGAGATTGTTGAGTTAATCAAACATACGGTTGATGTCATTGATGTTATTAAACCAATTTACAACTTTAAAGCAAAATTATAATGAGCAAGGAAATATTTGACTTCTCGGAGGCTCTGAGAAGAATGAAGGAGGGAAAGAAAGTGAGAAGAAACGGCTGTTATTTTAGTTTGTCTATAAACAAGTATAAAGAAATATCCATCTTGTACCAACAAAGTTCCATAGAATCATTCACCCATGTTGTACCACATTATTGGCATTTCTTCTCCTTGGATGATATTCTTGCAACAGACTGGGAGGAGGTGGAAGAATGAGTGAAGATGATATAGTACGCAAAATTATGCAAGTCATATACGACTTTAACGACACGGACGAGTTCTGTCAGTGCCCACGTCTCTCTTCGCAACGTGAAGCAAAGATGATAGAGTATTTAGATAGAGTTTATGCCCTCAGACCTGTATATACAGGGAATGGTTACATATTTTTAAGAAAAAAGATGAAGAATGAAAAAGAAGTATAGTTTCGCAAACGCCAAGCCTGTTCCTTTCGGAAAGATAGACTATTGGTTTCGTGTTGGTCAGTGTGGATGCCATAAGACGGACTACAAGCCGAACCTAATGGACAAGCGAAAGTTTATGGCTGAGTTAAGAAGAGACAGTAACATAATGATAAAACATTCTGAGTATGGAAAAGAAAGTATTGACCCTCACCGTCAGCAAGGAATGGTTCGATATGATAGTGTCGGGCGAAAAGAATGAAGAGTATCGGGTAATTAAAGATTTTTGGATGAGTCGCCTTCTCCTTATCAAGGATGAGAAATTCAAAGATTTCGATAAGTATGATAAGCTTCATATCGGTAAGACATTTGAAATGCTTATAGACATCAATGCTATCAAGGAGAAACTGAATAATGGTACAATGAAGTTCGTACCATTCGCTCACGTTCTCTTCAAGAACGGCTACTATGACGATAGCCCAAAGGTAGAAAAGGAGATTGAGAGTATAACCATCGGCAAGCCGAAGGAAGGTCTTTGCCCAGGCAAGTGGTTGGACCATGAGTTTTTCATTATTAAGTTCAAGTGATATGATTGCAATTAAAGTATCTTCCGAGAACATCCAAGAATTATGGAAATGCCCGGACGTTTCAGAGTTAGTAAAGACTGTCAGCGGAGACTGTACTAAACAGACATTGATAGTTAGGTTGAGAAATCGAGAGTTCTATGTTCCTGATGGATTCTATCTCGTGAAAGACGAGAATGATCAATGGAGCACACTCAGCCCATCACTGTACGAACTTATAAAAGACAAGGTTCATGGCGAGAAGTGAGGAGGATATCCGGGAATACCATAGAAGGTACTACCAGGAGCATAAGGAACATTTATTGGCAAGAATGGAAGTCTATCGTAAAGAGAACGCTGAAAGGATTGCTGCAAACAGAAGATATAACAGAAAGAGAAAGAAAGCCTTGGGCGGCTTAACGAACCCAAATATTAAATAATGAGTAGAGGAAAACATTTTAGTGCAGAAGAGATTGAGTTCATCAAGGTTAACGCTTTGGTGATGACGACAACGGAGATTGCAAAGCAGCTCAATCGTAATTATTGGGCCATCTATCGAAAGATGAAGGAAATGGGTATCAGCAAGAGCCACGTGTTTACTGCTGACGAGGATTTCATCATTCGCAGAATGTATGGCAAGTACCCGGTAAAAGCCATTGCTACCAAGATTGGAGTGGATGAGAACGCTATTTACAACCGTTGCAAGAAGCTTAAGCTAACGAAAGGAGGTGCGCAATGATTGTCATAGTTACCGCTATGGATAAGGAATACGACCTTATCAGAGAATGGCTTATGAAGTCGGATATGCAAAACACGGTGTTGTTTAAGACGGGAATAGGAAAGGTAAATGCTGCTATAGGTTTAACCGATTTTCTCTCTTCTGTCGCAAATGACGTTGTTACAAGAGTTATCTCGGTAGGATGCGCCGGTGCTGCTGTTGCAGGATTGAAACCTGGTAATGTCGTGATTGGCAATTCATACTGCTACCACGATGTATATTGCGGCGAACCGAATGCCAACGGGCAAGTTCAAGGTATGCCGGCAGTCTTTCCTTCTGATTTCTCCTGGATTGATATGGATGAAAGATTCAGATTAGGAACCATAGCTACGGGAGATAAGTTTGTCACTACGAGAGAGCAGGTATTGGCGATTAAGGATTTCCTTCCTAATTCGTATAACGTATGTGCTATTGACATGGAGTCTGCTGCCCTCGCGCAGGTATGCTACAAGAAGGGTATTGGTTTTACGTCCATCCGAGTTATTAGCGATAATCCCCTGGAGCCGAACCAGACCGAGCAGTATGCAGGTTTTTGGGATAGTCTTGCCGAAAAGGCATTTAGTGTTGTTTGTAAATTATTAGAGAATGATACCAAGTTTTAAAGTTGATCATACGAAACTGAAGCCAGGTCTTTATGTTTCGAGAGTAGATAAATGGGGCATGGAGACTGCTACCACATTCGATATTCGCGTGTGCAAGCCAAACAAAGATATGATGTCACCTGCTGTCGCGCACACAATAGAGCATTTGATGGCGGACTACCTACGAAATGACAGCCCTCTTAGCAATTCCGTTCTGTATTTTGGACCGATGGGTTGTCTTACAGGTTTCTATCTTATCCTTAAAGGTACGTGGACTTCAAAGCTCATAAAGGAAATGATAGTAGAAGCCTTCAAGGCTTGTTCGCTATCAAAGACGATTCCAGGTGCATCGGAAGTGGAATGCGGTAATTACAAGCTCAACGACTTAAAAGGAGCAAAAGAACTATGTGATATGTTCTCCGTATATCTATCCACAGCTGGACCGGATAAGCTCAATTATCCAGATTAATATTTATATGTAACCATAAAGTATTTAATCATTAAGTATATTTCCTTGCAATATATTTGGTGATTAAATATTTTTTTTATAATTTTGCAGCATTACTTATTGCTATCGCTTCGTACTGGGATATTTCTTGAATTTTATTGTTCAATTAAATATTTAGTTAGAATGAAAAAAAGAACGAAGCAAGTTTTAGTTATTCTGAAACCCAAATCAAAGGCGTTGGGGTTCAGTAGAGAGGAGTTAGAGGGTATTGCTGCCGATGTTGCCAATAACTTAGAACTCGATGAAGAAGCCTCAGACGAGGATGTAAACGCAGAGATTGAAAAGCAGGTCAATGCGGTTCTTCCTTATCTTAAGATTGCGCAAAAGACTGCGCAGCGTACTATCCAGAGTTTTAAGGATAGTCAAGACTTGGATGACGACGAGGTCGATGACGATGATGATGACCCTGCCGGCAACAAGAAACCAATCCGCAAACAGAAGAGAGAGAAAGATGAGCAGGTCCCAGCATGGGCGCAGGCACTCATTACTCAGAACAAAGCCTTGCAGACCGAAATCCTCGGTTTGAAGTCAGAGCGTGAGAATGATGGCCGCCGTTCTAAGCTGAAGGCACTCCTTAAGGACAAAGGTACGTTCGGAAAGACTGTCTTGAAGAATTTCGACAAGATGAAGTTCGAGAACGAATCTGAGTTCGACGATTTCTATGATGGTGTTGTGGAGGACTTGGCAGCTATCGATCAAGAGCGTGCTAACGAAGGTCTCGGAAAGCTTGGTGCTCCTGCGGCTCAGAGAAAGCCTAAGAAGGAAGAGGTTGAGGTTATCAAGGGCGATGAGATTGATGAGCTTGCCGCAACTATGTAATCTTTAAATTTTAAAAGTTATGTATGGCGTAAGCAAGACAAAAACGTTTGATTCAGGCAAGGCGTCTGTAATCATCAGAAATTACGTGAATGGCATCATGGGTGGTGTCATTCTTGACATGACAGGTTTCTCTGGAGAGTTCATCCAGTGCGGACACATTATCATTCGTGATACCAAGTCTGGCGAGTACAAGCCTATGCCGGTAACAGGTGAGGCTTATGCTTCATTGCCGGAAAGTCACGAGTATGTTGGCATCTGTATGACAACAGCTCCGGTAGATACCCCTCATGTAGGTGTTATGACGGCAGGTGAGGCTAATGATAAGGCTGTCCCTTATCCTGTCGATACGATCAAGGCAGCTTTGAAAACAGCCGTTCCTACTCTTCAGTGGGGACACGATGCAATCGGTTAAGGAGGTGATTTATGCAACAGAGTTCTTTATTTCTTAAGTATATCTTGAGTTTCTTCCCAATCCTGAAGACATTGATTGAGAAGATTAACGGTAAGCGCAAGAACGAGATGACGTATCTACACAAAGATACATCCATCCTCCGCCGCGTTTATTCTACCGACAACAAATGGGAAGCCGACACAGTTGATACCTCTTACGTAGCTGCTGACTACGTGGCAGTGGATTCTCCTGTTCCTTTGAAGTCTCGTGACAAGATTTCAACCGCCAACGGCAAACTGCCAAAAGTCGGTATGAAGAAATTCTTGAAGGAGTCAGATATCCTCTCTCTCAGACTCATGGAAGCACAGGGCGGTCAGACAGCAGAGATTCGCCGTAAGTTGGCGCAGGACCCGGTAGCTTGTAATGTCGGTGTTGATGAGCGTAATGAGTACGCCCTTCTGTATGGTCTTTCTAACGGCTACGTAGCTGTTCGTGACGACGATAATCCAAAGGAGTTGCTCCGTATCAAGTATCAGTACTTGCCAAAAAATCAGCTCGGCATCAACAACGTTGATAATGGTGTTACAGTTGCAGACTTGAAGGAATGTATCGAGCGAGCATCGAATGATGGCAACACCATCTTGACCTTCTGGATTGGTAAGGCTAAGTTTGACGAACTGAAGAAGGCACAAGACGCTCGCGAGCTTGTTGCCAACTATAAGGGTCAGACTTATGACTCCAACACAAAGCTGCCGGTTCCTACTGCCAGCGTATTCCAGGAGGCATTCTTGGACGAGACCGGTGTATCATTCCGCATCATCAACCGTACTGTCCGCTTGGAGCATGATGGTGCGAAGAAGAGCGTTAAGCCTTGGAACAACGATATGATTATCGGTGTCTGCTCACAGATGATTGGTGCCCTCGTTTACGGTCAGGTAGCAGAGGCAACCAACAGAGTGGCAGGTGTAACCTATCAGCAGATTGATTACAAGCTTATCTCTCAGTATTCAACAACTGATCCATTGCGTGAGACAACTGCGGTGCAGGCATACTGCTTGCCTGTCATCGAGGACGTTGATACAATCTATCAGATTAATACTAAGCTGGCTGACCCAGACGTTTCGGTTGATACCGAAAAGGAGAAAGCAGATACAGAGGACGCTAAGGTAACAATCTCTGATGTGACCTACAAGAAGCCGGAGGCTATCACAACTCTCAACGCTCTTGGTGCTACACTTCCTAGTGACGCCAGCGACAAGGAGGTCATTGATGCCTACAATGAGCTGCCTCCTACAAAGAAGAAGGAGTTCAAGGATAACGCAGCTAAAGCTGAGGAGTAATCATGAAGACGGTCGGACAAGCTTTGGTGGATGAGGTACACATCCCTATCCCCTATGGTTTCGTGGAAAACGCTTGCATAAAGCGTGACCTCGATATCGAATCAGAGTTCACTGGTGACGTTGCCAGAAGTGACGCCTACAAAGGAACGCTTGCCGACTGTCTGCTTTCTCTCATACAAGCCGTTAGCTTCTCCGAAGCGGACAAATCAATAGGTTCCCTCTCGGAAGACCAGCGAAAGGCTATATTAGTTCAAGTCAATCGTTTATATAACTCTATCGGCGAAGAGGAGGTTTCACTTACTCCGAAGCCGACAGTTTACATTAATTGCTGATGAGTCTATTGAGTTTTCATGCCTCAAAGCTATACCGGCAGCAGAAGGTAGCTGGCTATACAGATGATGATGGAAATTATCACCAGGGCAAGACCGAGTGGAAGTTCTGCTGCACTTGTGATGTAGTTCCTGCTGGCGAGGCCAACAAGTTAGTTACATCTGACGGTTCTATTGATTACTACTCCTACGAAGTGCATAACTTGCCCGTAGGAATTGAAAAGTTCTCTTATGGGGATTTTATCAAGCTAGAAATTTTAGGGGCTGAGGATGTAATTATCAAGGTTAAGGGATTTCATCGTTATCAACTCCAGTGTAAGATATGGGCATAAGAATGACAACCAGCGCTTCCGCTCTTGACGCCTTCCTACAAAGAGCCGCAAGGAAGATACAGGAGAATGTGCTTAAGGCATTGAGCAAGCTAGGAGACGAATCTGTGGTTAGAATCCGTAACAGGTCTGCCAAGGAAAGCTGGATAGACCATACGGGCAACCTAAGAAGTTCTATAGGCTTCGCCGTGTACGAGCAGGGAAGTAAATATATGGAATCAGCCTTTTCGCAGGTTCTCAGTGGCACAGACGGCTCTGCAAAGGGCAAGAAGATGATCAATGACCTTGCTAAGGAATATTCCAGGGTTTATGCTTTGGTTGTCGTTGCCGGAATGGAATACGCAGGAGAGGTGGAAGCCTTGGAAAGCAAGGATGTCCTCGCATCAACGAAGATATGGGCCACATCCATTGTAGAGCAGCGTGTGAAGACAGCAATAGACTCAGCAGTTAATGAAATAAACAAGTGGAAGATATGAAATCAGACGGAGCAATTAAGACAGATGTTTACCGGTACATCAATGAAAGCGGTTTCATGAACAACGTCAATGGCAAGCTGTCAAAGACGATGAGACCGCATAATTCTCATAAGGAAGATGTCGTTATCTCCATCTTGGCTAATGAGGGAACGCAGCTTCAAACGGCGATTATAAATGTAAATATATATATACAAGACCAGGACGTAGATGGGCAGTTCGAGGAGAACACTATCAGAGTTGACGAAATCTGCAAACTGGCTTGGAATCTCTTGGAAACGTTCAGAACGAGCGAGTATGCAGCCCACGCTATTGAGCAGAGGGTATATGCAACAAGCACGGGAGAACATGTAATAAATAATCAAGTTAAATATAAACTCATAAACGATTAAATTATGTCAGTAACATCATGGGGCAAATGCACTATCTACGTTCAAGAGGTAGGTAGCAAAAAGAACGAGTGGACTAAGCTCCCAACTCCAAAGGATGGCACTACTACTGTTACTCCAACGAAGGGCGATACAATGACCCAGGTTGAGGAAGGTGGCGGAATTGTTGACCGCAAGACAAAGAAGTCCACCTACGAGGCTGCATATCAGCTCTTCATCAAGAAGAACCAGTCGCAGCCATTCAAGACCATCGACGGTACCGTAGAGGGTAACTTCCGTTTGGCTATCCAACCGGAAGACGCCGAGCTTCCTGGCGTTTACATGGGTAACACTACTATCGGTGCAGAAGAGGCCTATACAACTGAGAGCGGTGCTCTTATCACGTACACTCACTCAGCTCTCATTCCAGAGGGTGACGCAGTGGCTAAGACTGTCAACTCGAAGGGTGAGGACGTATATTGTGCTTACCGTTGGCGTGTCATTACTGCCACAAAGGGAACAGGTGAAAAGTATGCCTTGACTTTCAAAAAGCCGCAGGATGGCAATACCGCTCCTGCTGAAATCACGGAAACTTACGAAGAGACATAGGCAATCCTAATAGCCCTTCCGCCGACTGAGGGTTATCAGCCGGCAACCTACCCAAGTAGCTCAGTTGGGAGAGCGAGACCAAATAGTCCGTCGCATGCAAAAAAAATCCAGGGTCTTCAAAAGCTGGTTGAAAGACGCAGGTTCGAGTCCTGCCTTGGGTGCCAACAATTTAAATTCGAGTGATATGGAAGAGTTAGGAATCATTATATCGAATACGCTCACAGATATGCCGATAGGCTTTGATACTGAGCACGCTCACGTTAACATCTACCCTACTACACTGGGCATGATGTACCTAACGTCGCAGTTAGTAGATAGCTTGGAGCTAGACAAAGAGTTACTTCAAGCTGATCCATTCTTGGAAGCATTGCGAGTTGCAAACACCAAAAGGGAGACATGCTGCAGATTGATTGCATATCATTCACTCAATACAAAGAACGAAATACTAGACTCCAAATGCGTAAGCAGGCAGACGGAGTTAATCTTCAAAGAATGTTCCAACGAGGATATAGCCACTCTCCTCATCATCATCCTTAAGGCTAACTCATACCAGACAATAGCCAAAGAGACAGGAATGGAAGAAGAAGCGAAGCGTATGGCAAAAGTCAACGCAGCGAAGAAGTCGGAGAATAGCTTTATATTCGGGGGCAAGACAATATGGGGAACTCTAATAGATGCTGCTTGCGAAAGATACGGATGGACTTTCGATTACGTGGTATGGGGAATATCGTATAACAACCTGACTCTCATGCTCAAAGACAAGATTACTTCAATCTATCTGTCTGACGAGGAGAGGAAGAAAGCCCATATACCGGCAGCAGGGGAAGAGGTCATCGATGGCAACAACAAGGAGGCGGTCATGAAGGCGGTGATAGAGTCCGAGATTTAACCGAAGTCTTCCTGCGCACGCACGTAAAGTTCCCATATCGAACACTCATATTTGGTGTTTCCCCGGCGATTCTTTATAACAGAGTATAAATTCAAGGAAAAATAGAACATTATGCCAAGCATTAAATTCGATACAATAGTCGAGACAGCCAAGGTCGTTTCCGGTTTTCGAGACATTCAGAACGCAGTTCATCAGACTGCTGAGAGGGTTGAGAAGGACGGAAAGTCTATTGACGATGTAATCTCGAATATACAGAACAGTATGAACATTGCCATTGGCGGTTGGAGCATTGGCAAGTTCGTCAATCAGATGATGCAGGTCCGCGGTCAGTTCCAGCAGACAGAAATGGCATTCAAGACGATGTTGCAGTCTGAGGAGAAAGCTGATGCTCTCATGAAGCAGTTGATCCGCACGGCAGCCGTCACACCTTTCGGGGTTGAAGACGTTACAGAGGGAGCCAAGCAGCTCCTTGCGTTCAACGTAGCAGCCGAGGATGTCAACAAGACGCTTATCGGATTGGGAGATGTTGCAGCAGGTATTGGTCTAAACCTTAAAGACCTCGTGATGCTTTACGGCACCACCATCGCCAAGGGCAAGATGGACACGATGGACTTGTACCAGTTCCTCAACCGAGGTATTCCTATCGCAGACGAGATAGCCAAGGTTATGGGTCTTGACGTTGCCAACGCCATCAAGGAGGTACAGAAGCAAATCAAGGCAGGCAAGGTTACCAGCGATATCTTCATCCAGGCAATGCAGAGTATGACCGCCGAGGGTAGCAAGTTCGGTGGATTGATGGAGGCTCAGTCCAAGACTATTACAGGTCAGATAAGCAACATTGAGGATGCCATCGAGCAGATGTTCAATGACCTCGGCAAATCCCAGGAGGGTGTTATCAATACCGGATTGGGAGTCGTTTCCACCCTTGTTGAGAATTGGGAGACGGTAGGCAAGGTGCTTATGACTGTCGTTGCAGCGTATGGAGCATACAAGGCTGCGGTGATAACAATGATAGCAATATCTAAGGCACAGGTAGCTTGGGAGAGTGCGAAAGCATTCTTGTCTTTAGCGAAGTCTATCACAACCGCCAAGGATGCCATGGCTCTGTTCAATTTGGTCTCTTCTTCAAATGTTCTCGGTCTGGTTCTTGGTACAGTAGCAGCTGGAGTCACGATGTTCAATCTTTTCGGCAATAGCGCTGAGGATGCCGCCACCAAGACTTCCAAATTTACCGAGAGCGCAAATGAAGCATCAAGCAAGGTCGAGTCGCTAATCTCCATTCTGAAGACTGCAAAGGAAGGCTCCAAGGTTTACAAGGACACCATCAAGGAGCTGTCAAACATCTATGGCAACTACGGGATTGCTATTGACAAGATCAAGGAAGACGAGAGCAACCTTGTGGATGTTAAGCAGCAGGAGATAGATAAATCTAAAGAACTCGTCGAGCAAATCAAGCTGGAGGCTACAGAGCGCAACAGAGCCAATGCAATCTCCAAGGCTAATGAAGAATACAACAACCGTGTGGATAGCGCTCAGCAAGCCCTTTTGGGTAAGTTGAAGGATTATGGAACCTCTAGCAGCGGTATAGCCGTCGGCATACAGAACATCGTATCTGACTCGGTTATCAAGCAGTTTGATGACCTAACACAGAAGATGGCTGGCTTGAATGAGCACTCCAAGGAGTATCAGACCTATCTGAAGCAATACAATCAGTTAGAAGCTTCTTTGATTTCAGAATCAGAAAATCTTGCTAATGCTTTTGGCTTTACAGGAGACAAGACAAGCGATGCCAGGAAGGCATTGATTGGTTATCTCTATGAGCTTCGAGCTGCAAAGAAGCTGCATACCGAGGAGGCAGATAATATCAACAAGGCTGCAGATGCTACTGAAGATTTCGGTAATAAGGCTACCTCAACCAAGAACAGGATAAATGCTTTGCAGAAGCAACTCCAGGGTGCCGGAGAGGATGTACACGTTCTCTACAACCGTGTCAAGGAGTTCATGCAGAACTATTCCGAGAACAACATCAACTTCCACGTCAACTTCGATGCTAAGATACCTTCGTGGATGCAGAATATGAATATTCCGGAGCTAGGACGCTTAGGTAAATACTTCTCAGCTTTGGCACGCGACCTTGCAAACAACAAGAAGTCTGGTGCGCTAGTCAATGGCAAATGGATGTCAACAAATGATATTGCCCAGCGAGGATGGGATTATACCAATGCGGCGAACACCAAGCAGACCAAGGCAGAAGACGATGCTAAGCAGAAGCGTCGCGAAAAGGAAGAGGCAGAAGCCAATGCCAAGAAGAACGCTGCCAAAGCAAAGAAAGCAGCCGCCGATGCCAAGAAGCTAGCAGAAGACCGCAAGAAGGCCCAGGAAGAACTGAATGAGGATTTGAAGCAGCTGCAGCAGGAAAATATCGACACCGATATATTTCAGATGCAGGAAGGCACGGAGAAGAAGATTGCTGAAATCAAGAACGACTATGCCAAGCGCAAAGCCGAGATTGACAAGCAGGAAGCCGAGTTCAAGAAGAAAAACAAGGAAGCTGGCAAGAAAGTAACCCTCACCTCTGCTCAGACCAATGCCCTCAATAAGGCTAGAGACCTCGCTACCCAAGAATACAACAAGAAGCTTGATGAGGTCAACAGGGAAGCCCTCACCTCTATGCGTGACTACTTGAAGGAGTATGGCTCACTCTATCAGCAGAAGCAAGCCATTGCCGAGGAGTACGAAGAGAAGATAGCCAAGGCTCAGACACAGGGCGAAAAGCTCTCTCTTCAGCAGCAGAAGAAGAAGGACCTCCAAACCATCGAGATAAATGCCATCAGACAGAACATCGATTGGGGAAGCGTCTTCGGAGACTTCGGTGCTATGTTCAAGGACCAACTAGAGCCTACCATTGAGAAGCTGCAGGAACTCTCCAAGAGCACAACAGATGTCAATGAGCAGAAGACCATACAGGAACTTATCTCCAAGCTACAAGGCTCTGCCACCATCTGGAATAGTGACATCTTTAAGAAAGTCTCTGACGACATCAACTCCTATCAGTCAGCAATGCAGGGCTATATTGATGCACAGGATCGAGAGATTGAAGCCACGAAAGCTGTCACCAAGGCGCAGGAAGACCTCGCCAAGGCTAAGAAGAGCGGTGACAAGACAAGTATCAGCAAGGCTGAAGACAACCTCTCTAGAGCGCAGGGCGTTCTTGCTACCGAATCTAACAACGTTTTGGAGTTCGGTTCATCAGTTCAGAAGGCATCATCAGACTTGCAGACATCTGCACAGAAGGCAGTTTCTCAGTTTCAGCAGCTTGAAAATGGTTTGCAGGGTCTCACATCTGGGTCACTCAAAGGCATAGGAAACTCTATCCTAGGGCTTGACAAGCTTTTCGGCGGCAACATGCAGAAGGACGTTGCTAACACGCTCGCAAAGGGCATCCAAGGGTTGCTCGGTAAAGATAGTGACGCAGCCAAATCTATGACGAAAGCTTTAGGGGATAGCGGTATGGCAGGTGAAATAATCTCCGCAATACTCGGCATCCTCGATATTCTGAAAGATGGCTTCGGAACACTCATCAGCAACCTCGTGGACACGGTCTTTGGCGCAGTAACGGGCATCCTCGATGATGCTTTATCGGGTGACATCGTTATGAAACCATTGAAGAGTATCGGGAACAACGTTTCTCATATCCTCAACACGCTTTCATTCGGTGGCTTTAATAGTCTGTTCGGTATAGGTGGAAATGCAAAGAAGGTCAATGATACCATCGAAAGACTGACGGATAGAAATACCCTCTTGCAGCAATCCATCGAGGATTTGACTGATGCAATGGAAAACTCCTTTGGCTTCAAGGCAACCTCATACTACGAGCAAGCCTATAAGAATCAGCAGGAGACCAATCAGAACTACCTCGACATCGCAAAGGCGCAGGCAAGCTATCATGGTTCGCACCACTCATGGAACGCTTATTGGGGCGGCTTCGGTAGTGACGAGATGGATTGGATCAAGAAGAACGTCAAATCAGATTTCAATGGCGACCTCTTCTCCCTCAGTCCAGAGGAAATGAAGCTCCTCCGTGGTAACGTTGCCATTTGGGAGCATATCGAGAACACTGGAAAGGGTAACTATGGTGGGCGTCTTACAGAGAAGCTGAATGACTACATAGACCAAGCGGGCAAGCTAGAAGAGTTGTCAGAGCAGTTCAAGGAGAATCTTACTCAGATTTCCTTCAGTGGAATGAGAGATAGCTTTTTGACGGACCTTATGGACATGAAGAAGGATGGTAGCGACTTTGCTAGCGAAATGGCAGATGATTTCGCAGAAAAGATGCAGAAGTCCCTTCTCTCTTTCAGTATGGAAGACCTTATCAATGGAGACTTGAAGAAACTCTACGATGATTGGGCAAAGGCTATGAAGGATAAAAACGGAAAGCTAACCAAGGATGATGTAGATGCATTCTACAAGCGTTACGATGATATAGTCCAGGAAGGCTTGAAGAGACGTGACGAGTGGGCAAAGGTAACAGGCTACACTGGTTCCTCATCCTCATCACAGACCGCAACAAGCGGAGGATGGGCATCTATGGGGCAAGATACCGCAGACGAGCTGAATGGTCGCTTCACCGCCCTGCAGATTGCAGGAGAGTCTATCGCTCAGAACATGACTACCACCATTTCACAGATGGAGAGCATCGTTACACTCGGTATCTCAACCAATGGCGCAGTATTGGAGATTAGAAATATGATGATTATGACAAACAGCTACCTCGAAGACATAGTGAAGTATTCAAAGCTCACTTATAATGACTTCGGAACAAAGCTGGATGATATGAACAGAAGATTAAAGGATATTTGACCTCTATAGGCTTTTCGCTCGTCAACCCTTACAACTATACTCAACAATAGAAAAAGCGGCTCACAGCGAAGCCTATGAGGTTATTTAATGATTAAATAGTTATGCTTAAAGGACAACTTTACATAAATGGCAAGGATGCCTACCTTACGTGGGGCATCTTTCTAGACGAAACCGCCCTCAGTGCGCTCATGACCCCTGCACCAAACAAGGAGTTCATCAGCAACAAGTATCGCTCAAAAGACGGAAAGTCGGTTATCAAGCACAATCCTAGATTGGATGAGAGGGAGATAACGCTGCCGTTCAATATGACCGCCAAGGACTCAGATACGTTCTTGATGAACTATGCTAGGTTTTGCGAGGAGGTTCTTGCCAAGGGAGAGTTGGTTATCCGCACCCGATTTCAGCCTAATGTGTGGTATCGGTGTATCTATCTCTCCTGCACTCAGTTTAGTCAGTGCATTCGGGAAATGGCAAAGTTCAGCCTAAAGCTCAACGAGCCAGACCCTAGTGACAGAGGTGAAACAAGCAAATATACAAGCTAATGATTCAGATTAAGAGAAATAACAAGGTATTCTTCACATTAGAGGACTTCGGTGAGGGTTCTAAGCTGTCATATCAGCTTATGGACCACCACTACATCATCTTGAAGTTCACTACGGCTACTCCTGTCTATTTCGAGATTGGGGACTCCGTAGAGATTCCCGACTTCGGCTACTTTGAGCTTACATCATCATACTTCCCTAAGCACAATGATAGTGATGGCTACGACTACGAAATGCAGATGGATGCCTACTATATGTCTTGGAAGAATAAGATTTGCAAGTATCGCCCTCAGCACGGAGCCAACGAGACCTCCTTCAACCTCACCACAACTGTAGGTGTACACATGAACGTTATACTCGGCAACCTAAAGGCACTAGGTCTTACGTATAATGGCAAGGATTTCTCTGTTGACTACACTACGTACAACAACAAGGCTTTCGATGTTCAGAAGAGATTCTTGATCGAGTACGGCTCTATCAGCATTCTCGATGCTCTCAACGCCATCTGTTCTGAAGACGCACTCAACTGCGAGTGGTGGATAGATGGCTCCATCATATACCTTGGATATTGCGAAATGGAAGGACAGGCAACATTCGAACAGGATGTTAATGTTCTGTCTATGTCCTATTCGGAATCTAAGTCAACTTATATCACGAGACTGTACGCATTCGGCTCAGACAGGAATATTCCGAAAGGATATTTCACTGGTGCCGATGCGGACGTCACCACCGATGGTGTTGCTACCGATTACCTCATGCTCCCTAACAAGGAAGTAGATAGTGATAGTTTCTACGCCAAGGATGGCTACCTGGAGAACGTGAACGTCGTGAAGAACGACAAGCAGGCTATCGAAGGTGTCGTGATGTTCGAGGACGAATATCCAAAGGTTGAATGCAGGGTCAGCAGAATCAAGACCTACGATAGCACTGTTGATAACAATGATGGAACTAAGACTACACAGACGTTTTGGCAGATTGGTTCAACGGACTCCTTCGCTGAAAGTTTTGAAGCTAGTTGGATAAAGAGCAACCTCACTCTAGGTATCAAGTTCACTAGCGGTGCCCTCATGGGTATGGAGTTCGATGTTAGTTTCAAGATTATAGACAAAGAGAACTTTTTCGAGATAGTGGCTAACGACACCTACGGAAGAACACTCCCCGATAGTGTCATGTGTCCGAAGGAAGGTGATAGGTTCTTCCTGTTCAATTGGGACGCAACCAAGATTACAGATACGGACCTCATCCCTACTGCTCAGTTATCTCTGTTCGATAGAGCGAAGCAGTACTATCAGAAGACCATGATCAGTAACTCAAACTTCACCTGCACGATGGATGGCGACAAGTTCTACAATGATGGGACATACGATTACCATCCTCTCGGTGAACAGGTAAAGCTGATTAATGATATGTTTGCGCAGGTGGATGCAGATGGCAAGCACTACCGAAACTCTCGTATCATCGGAATGGAGATACCTTTGGATATTCCTTACGACCATCCTCAGTACACCGTAGGCGAAAAGGCAGCTACTAGCCGGTTGGGTAAGTTGGAAGACAAGGTTGATTCCATCAAGGTGAATGGAATGCAGATAGGCGGCACGGGGAGCGGTAATGGTGGAGGTGTCTATGTAATTGGCATGAACGATACCACTCCTGCATCCGATAGCAACGTTTATTCTGCTAGACGTTCTAGGATGGAGTTTGTATCTAGGCTGCAGGATAACACCGCACACGGTACTATTACTTGGGAAAAGGTGCAGAAGTTCTTTAGTGGGTTGCATGTCGGTAACTCCAACAATGAGAACGGAGGCTCGTGGACTCCAGATGCAGAAGGTAGTTCGCACCTCATCACAGATTACTTGGAGGTAAGAATGAAGGCTATCTTCGAGGAGCTGGTCATCAATAAAACATCCACCATTGGCGGTAAGGAGATAATCTCTCCTGCTGGCGGCGTGGTGGCTCATAAGGTAGAAGAGGTTACTGTGACATATAATAATGTGTCACAGAAGGCTTATCGTTGCTATTTCTTAGCAGAGCAGGAAGGCGATGCCGTGGATAATGATTTCGCTGTTGGCGACCAAGTGCGCTCGGAATCATTCAACGTCCGAAAGGGCACTTATCACAAGGATGGCAATCACTTCTATTGGCGATTGGTAATCGGTCGTGATGAAGACCCTGTAGAGCTGGAAGGAAAGAAGTATCATTATATCGACCTCTCTGATACCGATTGCGCTACGGCAAGCGACGTACCTGCTAAAGGTGATGTGCTCAACCAGTGCGGTAATAGAACCGATGTAGAACGTCAGAACTGCCTTATCTTCTCGGCGGTAGATACCTATTCGCCATCCATCAGCCTCTATCACGGCATCAACAGCTATTCCTTTGCCAATAGGGAGTACGTGGAATATGGTGTGAATAAGCAGAATAACAAGGCATTCTTCAATGTCTATGGTGATATGTATGTAGGTGATAGACCTACAAAGGAGAATGGCTATGAGGGCAGCTCTTATATCAGATATGATAGCAGCACTAAGCAATTGTCTGTTAAGGGTAAGATTTCCGCTAAATCCACTGTGGATGGCAAGGAATTGTCTCAGTATTTCAATAAGATTGCCGAATTGCAGAATCAGGTGGATGGTGCTATCGAAACGTGGTTCTATGATGGTGTGCCTACCTTGGAGAATGCCCCAGCCATCAGTTGGAAGACCGATAAGGATAAAGAAATCCATCTTGGCGACCTTTACTACAACAACAAGACGGGCAAGGCATACCGCTTTGCCAAGGATAGCAACACCTATAAGTGGACTATCATTACAGATACCGACATCGCCAAAGCCCTTTCCGATGCAAGAATGGCACAGGAGACCGCAAACGGGAAGATGAAGGTGTTCAGCGTTCAGCCTACGACACCTTATCAGGTTGGCGATATATGGGTTAATGCCACTTATCCTTCTGACGGCAGTACCTACAAGAATGAGGTATTGCGCTGTCAGACCAACAAAGCGGCTGGTTCTCAGTTCGCCATCGGTGATTGGATTAAAGCATCTAAATACACTGATGATACAGTTGCCAACGCAGCCAAAAAGGCAGCAGAAGATGCTCAGAAGGCGGCACAGACCGCACAGACGGACATTAAAAACCTCGGAAATACGGTCACTGATAATAAGAAGGAATTCGATAATTATGTTACCGATGGCTACCTAGAGCCTTCCGAGATTGCGGCAATGGCGCAGGATTCTAAGCGACTTGAAGATGATTTTGCGGCTGCACAGAAGTCGTATAATGAGGTGAAGGATGCAGAGGTACTGAAGGACACCAAGGAACTCACTGACCTCACTTCCGCTTTCACTGACCTCTCTGATGCCAAGAAAGAACTCATCAAGTATCTTTCAGATATATCTAAAAGATACAATGAGACTGATACCAACGGCAAGGCTGCTATCGTCTCAGCCGTGGGAACGAAGTTCACCAACTTCCAAAACGCATATTCTGCCTTCTATGACAAGCTGGGTTTGGCAAACGCATATATCACTAGGAAGATATATGGCGACTTGAAGCAGAATATCACAGACCTCGCAGGTTACAAGTATCTCAAGGATGCGCTCGGTCAGACTACAGATATTGACGGTGGTCTTGTAATGACAACGCTCCTTGCGCTGAGAGACGGAGACGGAAACGTTCAGAGCGGTATCAACGGAGCAATAGACCCGAACAGAGGAAAGAAGAGTATCGCAACGTGGTGGGGCGGTCAGATGGTGGATAAGGACTATAATAGCGGAAATCTTACCCCTGCAACCTCCCTCATCCGCTTCGACGGCTCTGGCTACCTTGCCAATGGTGCTATCTGGTGGGATGTGAGCGGAAAGGTTCACGCAGACCCTACATCGTTTATCATCAGCGAAAAGAATCTTGGCGCATACCTCATCTTCTTCGAGCCGACTTGGAAGGAAGGAAGTGCAGGAACGAGCGTTGCCGATCTTGTGTCTTTGAAGCCAAACGCTCCATTCTCTAAACTTGGCGTATCGGGCGATGCTACCTTCGAGGGCGCAATCTCCTTCCATGGCATTAAGCTCACGTATGATTCCACAAACAAGGCTATCAAGATTGATGGTAATCTCTATGCCACAGGCGGTATCACGGCATACGGAGCAGGAGCATCTACCACGGGCGGTGGCGGCTTGATTGCAAGCGTAATCAGCTATGCGAGAATCTTAGAAGGAAGCTATACGGATGCAGACTTGACGAGTATTCCGAATGCCTATGCTATCAAGGCTCTCAGCAGTCGAATTGACAATATAGCTACAGAGCTTGGTGGTCTGAATCTCTCCTGGAATAACATCACGGGTAAACCATCAACGTTCGCACCTAGTGCGCATACCCATAAGTGGACAGAAATCACTGACCGCATCACGAAGGTAAGCCAGCTTACCAACGATGCTGGGTATCTGACTGCTCATCAGTCTCTCGCAAGCTATTATACCAAAGCGGAGATTGATGCAAAGGGCTATACTACCAATAAGGGTACTGTTACATCAGTGGCTCTTACCCTCCCTACAGGTTTGGCGTGCGCAACAAAGACCATCACAACAAGCGGCACATTTGCTGTTACTTTTGCTTCTGGATATTCAATTCCAACAACGACAAAGCAGACGGCTTGGGATGGTGCGGTATCAGCAAAGCATACTCATAGCAATAAGTCTGTGTTGGACGGCATTTCATCTGCGAAGGTAACTCATTGGGATAGTGCCTATGATTGGTACGCCCTTATGACTACTGACGAGGAGACTGCGGATGGCATTATCAATAAGTGGAACGAGGTGGTGAGCTTCCTCGCCAATATTGCGCAGACAGACACTCTTAGCGGTATTGTTGACGGAATCAATAAGTCAATTTCTGATGAGGTGACAAGAGCGAAAAAAGCAGAAGGGGTAAACGCTTCGGGCATATCCACCAATAAGACGAATATCACCACCTTGCAGGGCTACTTCACTAATGGCTCTGCGAAGAAGGCACTCCAGCTCACGAATGCTCGCAAGTTTTGGGGAAATTCATTCAATGGTACTTCTGATATTAATGGAAGCATCATCGTGCCTAACGGAAAGTATATCTCCATCGGCAACATAAAGATGGAGTATGATGCAACCAATAAGGCGTTGAAGATTACGAACACTACGACTAACGAGGTGGCAAACCTCTATACTAGTGGCGGTGTTTCTGCCTATGGCGTGGGAACATCATCATCCAGTGGTGGCGGCTTGAACGGCAGTGTGAAGAGTTATTCAAATGCCTCGAAGCTTACATCAGAATCGCTGAGTGAGATTGCCTCTGCCTACTCCATCAAGGCTCTTGATTCTCGTATCTCCAGCCTAGAAGGAGGCTCGGCTATGGACGTTAGTGTTAGCGGTAGTGGAAACGCAGTGACAGCCATCAGTAAGAGCGGAACGACTATCATCGTGACAAAGGGAACTACGTTCTTGACTTCACATCAGAGCCTTGCGAGCTACCTTACTAGGACTGACGCAGCCAGCTTGTATCAACCGAAGGGAAACTATCTTACCGCTCATCAGAGCCTAGATGGCTACGTCAATGAGGTTGCGACCAGCGGCACTGGCAACGCCATCACATCGGTATCGAAAAGTGGGAAGAAACTCACCTTTACCAAAGGTGCAACGTTCCTTACTTCTCATCAAAGTTTAGCAAACTATGTTACTATTAATGATAGTAGACTTAGTGATAGTCGTTATCCTAAATTTGCTAATAATACTTGGTATCTTGTAGGAGATGACGCTTATATTGGAGACCACGATATTAATGGTACGTTTTGTATTAAATCTGCCAATAATGTCTATGTAAGTGGTATAGCAATATATAATAGTGACGAAACTAAAGTTGCTAAACTATGGTTTGATAATACAAACATAAACCTTGATAAACAACTTGTTATGAATAACAAGCGTATTTGGATTCAAGGTGTCGGTACTGCTGGAGGTAATAATAATAGACTTACTCTTGTAGCAGGTATTCCTAGCGGATTAGCATATAATACTTCATGCCGTGGAACAATTCTTTATTCTAACGGTATAGCATTTGCTGACCCATATAACGGTAATTCAAATAATGATAGTGGATGGATTAGACATTTAGAAACTTCTGCTAATAGTGGAACTTTAGAAATAGCGGTAGGTGATGAAGCTTCAAATGAGCAAATTCATTTTAGATGGTATAATACAAATTCTAGTGCAGAAACTATAGCACACGATATAACTGTTCCTAGAGCTACAGGCACTTTAGCTTTAACTAGTCAAATACCTACTACTCTTCCTGCTAATGGAGGTAATGCTGATAAACTAGACGGTTATCATGCTAACGGACTTCTTACTGCTCTATCTAATTCTGATAAGGGAATTAGTATAACAGTTGGTGGAACTACTAAAAGCATATCGAACATTAGTGTTAATTATGCTAGTAGTGCTGGTAACGCTGATACTGTTGACGGCTATCACGAAAGTTCATTTCTTAGATATAGAGGTGGTTATGAAGATGCATCTGTAACTAAAGATGGAGTTGGAGTTTATGGTTGGGCTCATACTAATACAGGATATAATAATTTCCATGAACCTTATGGTGATATAATTAATATACAAGGTTTTTCTACATGGAGAACTAGATTTGATATAGGAACTAGTGGAAGAATTAGAATAGTACATGGTATAAATACTACTACTGCAACTGAAGTAGGTTATCTTGCTTATCTACATGATAATGTAGCTTCTGCATCTAAGCTTGCAACAGCAAGAAGTATTTGGGGTCAAAGTTTTGATGGTACTGGTAATGTTGACGGTACTCTTAGAATTAGAAATACTACACCTCATTATTGTGAAGGTATAAGAATTCAAACAAAAGATGGTGCTTGGGCTACTATTATCTTAGGAGCCACTGGTGATAGCGGAACTAATGCTAATGCTTGGTCTATTCATCGAAAAGGCGATAACAATTTCTCTATATCTCGCAATAGTCCAGACGGTCTTAATGGTCTGGTAATGACTTCTATTGGTATGGGACTTGGAACTACAGCTCCTGCATATAGACTAGACGTTCGAGGTGATATTTATTCATCTGATAGAGTTATAGCTAATAATTCTGTTTTGTCGAATAAGTTATATAGTAGTACAACTCCGAATAATACGGAAAATAAATGTATAGAAATTGCAGGTAATACTATTAGGGAATATCATTCGGGAGCAAATCCTTATCATAGTGGCATTATTTTAAATTATGATAGCCTTAGTTTTTCGGCTTATGGTACGATAGATATTACAGCTAATCAAGGTGGTATAACATTAGGTACTGATGGTAGTATTAAATTATCTTCTGCGGGTGGATTTAATATAACATATCGGGGTGCTCACTTTAGTGTTAGTCAAACTAACGGAAGTGAATATACTTGGAGTATGGATTCTATTAAAGCTAAGGGAAACATATTAGCAACTGGTGGTATCACCGCCTACTCATCCTCAGATATCCGCTTGAAGCAGGATTTGCGGAAGCTGGACTATTTCGGCATCATTAAGGCAATGGGTGGCACGTTCGGCTTTGCTTGGAAGAAGGACAACACAAGGTCTATCGGTTGGATTGCCCAGCACGTCTTGTGCAACCCTCACTTAAAGGACATCGTGGAGACAGACGAGAATGGCTACTACAAGATTAACTACTGGTCTCCGAAGCTGATTGCAACGGCATTCGGTGCTATCGAGCAGGTGGGCGATGAGGTCAGCAGGTTGAAGGCTCGGGTGGTCTTCCTCGAATCAGAGGTTCAGCGATTGAGTGGAGATAAGGAAGACTGCAACAAGAAGAGATTAGATAACAAGAATATTAATTCATTAAATTAGATTAGAAAATGGAGAATTTAAAGATTAACAAGAAGAGTGAACAGACAACTGCCACTTATACCAAGGGCGGCTATCGAGTAGAAATCACCTACAATGTTGACAAGACGGGTGGTAACATTGAGAGCATCAATATGAGTATCTATGGTGACCCAAATGGTAATTATTTCGGCAATGCGAACGCAAGCTCCAACGGCAGCGAACTGACCTACAACATCAGCGGTGTTCCGCAGAGCAAGCTCAGTGAGGTATCTGCATTGATTAAGGAGGTTAATTCCGCTATCGCTGCTAATATGGCAAGCGAAGCAGCAGAGTAAGTATTAACGCAGGGTGGCTCTTATAGAGCTGCCTTGCCTAGTGTTTTAAGTTCTAAAAATCAAGCGTATGGAACGCTTTATATTATAGCTTGCGAAAGTGTTCAATGTAACAGTAGAGCGAGTTGTTACTAAAGAAGTTGTAACAGAATTAGAAACTAAAGTTGAATATTTAAAAAATAAAGATTATGTCTTACAATAGTGAAACTGGAATTATTAGTGCTCCTGTTAGCATTGATGATGTTAAACAAGCTCTTGGAGAGAGTAGTAATGACCTTGCTACTCTTTGTAAGAGTGTGAATTTAAATCCTTATTCTAAATATAAACCTGTCAATCTTTATAATAAACCTTTTGTTACAGATACTTTAAATTCAGATAAACAAAGTTGGAGTTCTTCAAGTAGAGGTTGGTGGTTAGGTAATAGTAGTTTAAATGACCAAGTATACACTATTAATACAGTAAGTTCATTTGAAGAATTAAGTATTAAAGGTGTATGGAATTATAATATGCCTTTTGGAACTAGTCAATCTCCTTATAGACTTAGTGATTTTATTGGTTATAATACTGAAGATTATAGTTATCAAGACCCTATACGTTTTTCTACTGGTATACGAGATACTATATATTTAGACCAAACTTATTATTTAAAATTTTATTTTGGATATGAACCTATAAATGTAAAGAATACTATATCTTTTGAAGATATGTTAGTTTTATTATCTGCTTTTAATGAAGAATGGTATCCTGCTGTATGTATATATAATAAAACCAAAAAACGTATGAAATATCTTTCAGGTACTGTTCCTATAAATAATGCTTCTGTTAGTTATAATGATGAAATACCTGATAGTGAGTTTATTGTTAATTTTAAAAATCAATCCATTAGTAGTAATAATGGTAGTAGTAGTTTAGGTTTTAAAAGTGAAGTTAATGATGAAATTTATATAGCAGGACTATTATGTCCTGTTGGTGGAGTTGATGATAATTATTTTTATACATCTGTAACACCTTGTCCTATAAATAATGATGTTACTGGACAAACTATAGATATTTCTGGCTATCTATTTAATAAAGTTACTATAAGTACTAAAGGAAAGCCTACATATTATACTACAGTAGAAGTAAAAGTTACTAATTTTACTGTTACTACATATTATGGAGGACATTATTATATAGACGATAATAATGGATATGTTGTATCAGCAGATAAATATATAGAATTTAGTTTTACATTAGATTTTGGTACTACTTCTTTAGTAAATTTACGAGCTAATATAGGTTCATTTGGTCAAACTGAAGTAGATAATTTATCAGTACCTGTAGCAACTAATATAAATACTTATGCTCCAAAACGTTATTTAAAAGTAAGTACAGAAAATGTAATATTAACTGCTTATCCTACAAAAGAAGATGCAGAAAATGAATATGGTGGTTTTACTACAACACAAATACCTATTATAAATAAAATAGAAAATTTTCCTCAATATAAAATTAATAATTGGAATATAATTTTAAACTTATATTCTGATAGAAGAGAGCATGATACTTATTATGAAGCATTTGATTTTAAATTTGTTGGAGAAGTTAGTGAAATACATACTTTACCAATATATAAATCGTAATATTAATATTATAATTAAAATTTAAACACAATGGAAATTAAAGTAACAAAAATTGTAAGTATGACTTCTAATGTAGAAGCTACTGTAAATGAACTTAGTATCAATGCTAATGTTCGAGTTCGTAACAAAGATACTATCGAAGGTGTAGATAGTGGTAGTGTAAATAAATAGTACTGGTAATCAACTAGCTAGTTTTAGTTATTACGGAAGTAACAAACGAAGAATATTGTATAACATAAAAATAAAGAAACAATTATGAAAAAGATTAAGACAATCGAGGCTGTTGCAGCCTACAGAACATTGAAGGCATTGAAGACATCATCAATGAGTGATGATGCCGCTATGCGAGTTTGGAAGAATATGAAGGCTCTGCGCCACGTAGCCGATACCTACGACAAGGATGTGGAGGAAGCACAGGAGAGCTTGAAGGACGATAAGTTCGAGGAGATGCAGCGCAAGCTTCAGGAGTGCCAGCAGTTGGAGCAGAAGCACGCCAATGAGGGCTACGAATACACCAAGGACGATTCAGCCAAGTTCGCTGAGGTCAATGAGTACTTCTTCAATCAGAAGCAGAAGACCGAGAAGTACTTCTCAGACCTTGCTAATGCCGAGGTAGAGGTAGCCATCGAGGCAGTTGATGAGAAAGAGCTTTTCAAGGCTGCTAAGGATTGCGGCTTGAAGTTCGCAGATATGGAGAGCCTTGAGGTTGTGATAGGATAAACACTGATAGCGTTAGAATTTGGCAAGAAAGCCGTTCTAACGCTATTTTTGCAACCATCTACTTTCAGATTGTTACTTTTTATAAAGTTTAACACAGAAATATTCTCATTTCCGCTGGTTTTGTGCAAAAGAGTGTAACTTTGCAACATCATTTAATTAAAATCAACGCTTATGAATAAAGAAGACGAAGACAACCTGTTAAAGTGGTTGAAAGACAAAGATGTCAGTGAGGTTATGGACTTACTGATGCGACACGGTAATCGGTATAGCAGAAGGATTCTGAAATTTTTCAGATGGTTTTGCAAGTACGTTCCTATCACGCTTATGTGCTTTCATGCATACGGCATTTATGAATTCTCTCAGCATCCTCGTGAAATGTTCATCCCTTATGCGGAGAATGCAACTTGCTATCTCTACATATATTTTATGGTGTACGTCCTGCCAATGGTTTTGATATTAGCAAGCCGATTTTTCTTCTTGTGTTGGAGATACCGCATTCCCTTCTTCTACTTTGCAAGCATCAATGCGGCTCACATTGTGGAATGGAGCTGGTATACCACCAAAGATATGGTAGATTCTTGTTTTACAGTCATGGTAGTAACGGCAATATTCTATCTGTACTCTTTTACTGATTTGTTTATCAGCAGGTCAAAGTTAGGACGTAAAATCTGTGCGTGATTATGGGAAAGATATTGAATTATAAGATGCTCGGAACGGCTTTTAAGTCGCTGAGTGATGCTTGCTTTAAGGCTGACGAGCAGCAGCGAAATGGTGAGGTCATCACCGCTTGCGGAATGAGCGATGATGACCTAGATAGATTGTGCGACATCATCCCCGATATGCTTAACCCGATGCTATCTACCGAGGAAGTCAAGGAGAAACTGCATGTTTCTGATGCTACGTTGAACAGGATGGTGGCTAGGGGTGATATTCCGAACGGCGAGTGCAAAAAGCGAGGACATACGAGGTATTGGAAGAAGTGGGATATTTTGCACTTCATTAAGAGCAAGAGAAAATCATAACGTATAAGCCCTATCGCAGTACGGATAAGCGAGAACGTATGAGTATTATTATGGATTATATGTTTTGTACTTTGATTATAGTAGCGATACTGGTAATTATCAACTGCACGTTCATAGCATACCTGTATCTTTCCTATAAGTATAAAACGATAGATAAGTTCTTCATGGCTTGGGTGACATCATCAACTATGATATTGATAATGTGGTTCGGGGAAGGATTGTATCTGTATCTAACAAATTAATGATGAAAAATTTGGTGGTTTCGGAATTATTGTCTATATTTGCAGTGTTTTTTAGAGCAGCGCTTTTAGAGCATCGCATTTCCGAGCAGGAATGTAATATTCCCCTATACTACGCCAATAGTATAGGGGATTTTTATTTTAATTCCAAATTTCGATGCGTTTCAAAATACAATATTTCGAGGAAATTATATACAATATTTCTTCAAAAATATATATTCGTTTATATGAAGGCATAAAGTTTTGCACTTTTTCGGGAAATCTATTTGATGATTAAATATTTTGTTGTATATTTGCAGCATTACTGTTTAATCATCAAATAGTTATAGTATGGCAGATAGAATTAAAGATATTGTTGTAGGCGTAGTTCTTGCACTCCTCGCCTATCTTAAACCGATTGAAGGCGAGTTGTCTTCGCTTATGATCGTCTTCACCCTCAACTTTATTTTCGGTTATCTTAGTGGCATGATTGCAAAAGGAGAGAACTTCGAGTTGAAGAAAGCAGTTGTGTGCATCGGTCACGCTACCGTGTTCTTCGTTCTTTGTGCAGCAGTATATGCAATCGGGCGATTCAAAGGAAAAATGGAAGGTTCCGTTCAATGTGTTTCCTTTATCTCGTATCTAGTATTGTGGTTCTACGGATGCAATATTCTGAAGAACTTGAAACAGATATTCAAGAAGGGTACCCCTCCTTGGTATGTAGTGAGTTTCCTCTATTATCTCATGCGCTTCAAATTTATCGAGAAGATTCCATATTTGTCAGACTATCTAAATTACACGGAAAAGGAGGAAAAGATATGATGTTAGCGATTATTATGGTGGCAGCTATTATAGTAAGCATTATTGTATTTGGCTGCATTATTCAAAGAAATGATTATAGCGAGGAGGAGAAGTAAACATGGCTGAAATATGGAAACCAATAAAAGATTACGAAGGACTTTACGAAATAAGTAATCTCGGTCGTGTTAAATCGCTACCTAGAAATGGAACCATTAAAACTGAGAAAATTTTAACTCCAAACATGAGTGGTAGGTACGCAAGAATTGGATTGAGAGATAAAATAAAAATAAAATACTCTGTTCATAGATTGGTTGCAGAAGCATTTATCCCGAATCCAAATAATCTTCCGCAAGTGGACCACATAAATGGCGACAGGTACGATAATAGGGTTGAAAATTTAAGATGGGTTACAGCTAAAGAAAATATAGGTAACCCTGTTACGTTTGCCAAATACAAACAAAAAATGTTAGAATATAGAGACAATGAAAGATGTAAAGCCGTGTCTCAATATTCCAAAGATGGGGTTTTGATAGCTGTATTCAAATCAACTCATGAAGCGGAACGTATAACAGGTATTCCTCATTCTAACATTTCGGCAGCGGCTTTAAATAAAGTAGTATCATGTGGAAATCATACTGCAACAGTTAGGAGTGCAGGTGGTTATTTATGGAAATTTATATAATTATGGCAAAATCAGAAATTTTAGTCCCATTCATATTAAGTTGGGAAACAGATAAGTATACTAACAATAAATATGATCGTGGAAAAGCAACAAAATACGGCATCACCCTTGCTACCTGGAGAAGAGTCGGGTATGACAAGAATGGTGATGGTGTTCTTAATGAAGAAGACGTAAAACGCCTTACTGAGGAAGACTTTCATCGAGTTTTCAAGCAGAACTATTGGAATGCTTGCAAGGCAGATAAAATACAGGATCAGAGCGTAGCCAATATGCTAGTAGACTTCGCTTATAATAGCGGAGTCAGCAAAGCGGTAAAACATCTGCAACTTGTATTAGGTATCACAGCAGATGGTATCATCGGTAATAAGACGCTGTATGCCATTAATAAATCCAATGGAGAAAGACTATTTGAAGCCTTCAAGAAGGATAGAAAAGCTTATCTAAAGAGAATTGCAGTCGGTGACCAGAAAGGTTTTCTTAAAGGGTGGCTTCGCAGACTTAGCTACATTACGTATAATAATCTAAAATTGAATAAATGATGAAATGGTATGATATAAGATTTTGGAAATGGGCAACCATTACCCTAGTGGTAGGTCTTGCGCTTGTTTCTGTCTTAGGGTGCAGTACTCCTAGAGCAGTAACTACACAAACCTTCATCACAGACAAGCAGAGTGAAAAGAAATTCGATTCCCTCTTCACTACCCGATTGTCTTATGCCTTCGAGCAATGGCAACATATCCAAAAGCGAGAAACAGAAAAGGCTACCAAAGATAGCAGCTATGTAAAAGATAGCACAGCAACCCGATATGATGCGCAAGGGAATAAGATTGGTGAAGATCGTTTTCATTACGAGAGTCACTATTTATTTGAAAAGGAACGAAGAATGCTCCTCGATACCATCAGTACATATAAAGCATACAAAGATAGCTTTATATATTACAGAGGAAGATGTGACTCCTTATCAAAGATTGGTACCTCTCAGTTCTATAAGATTGACGCTCCTTCTATAAAAGAGAAATCTCTGTCAAGTATGCAGAAGATATTCTTAAAAACGGGGCAGATGTTTTGGTTCTGCTTTATACTCATAGTTATGTACTTACTATATATATCAAGGAAGAAAAAGAAAGAATCTTAGAAAAGTTGTTTAATTAAGGTTTTGAGATTTATTTTGGATAACTAGGGCGACTACTCGTGATGAGCGGTCGCCCTTTTTGTTTGCAAAGTAAATTCTTCTGTTCTAAGAGGATAAAAAATGAGCCTACCTACTATCACCATAAACCACTGATTTATAGCCACTAACGAAAACTATGATAGCCTTATAGCTTATTTCAAAACAATTTTCTAACTTTGCACACGTAACGTTACAAATAGTGTTAGTTAAATATTAAGGTTAAATTAAAAATTCGGGATATGGAAAGTAAAACTTACGTGTTCAATCCAGAGAGCGGCACAAGCGGCACAGGCTCTAATGGAATCTTGGCTATGCTTCCTGCACTCATGCAGAGACAGGGTGTTGACCCAGGTCTTATTGCACTCTTGAACAACCGTGGAAACGGAAATGGTTGGGGTGAAGACATCTTTGCAATCCTCCTCTTGTTCATCCTTATGGGCAATAATGGTATGGGGTTCTTCGGAGGTAATCGCTGCATGGGTTCTAACGGACAGGGCGGTGTTGTGCCAATGCTTAACAATGATGCCAATACAGCCGTTATCATGCAGGCTGTTCAGCGCAATGGTTTCGACGTTCAGAGCTTGGCTACAGCCCTCAACACATCAAGTGACGCAGTCATGGCTGCAATCAATGGCTTAGGTCATCAGATTTGCAACCTCGGCAATCAGATGGGCATGAATGCTAATCAGATTTTGACTGCTATCATGCAGGGTAACAATGCCATCGCTACTCAGTTGGCAGAATGCTGCTGCAAGACCAATAACGCCATAACTGCAATGGATGGCAACCTCAAGTTGTCTATCTGTCAGCAGACCCACGCCATCAATGATACGGCAAATGCCAATGCTTTGATGCTCCGTGACAAGGCTGATGCTAACAATCAGTCTGTCTTGGCTAAGTTGGATCAGATGCAGACACAGGCAATGCAGGATAAGCTCGATGCTTTGAGAGAGAAGAATAGTGCCCTGCTTGCTCAGATTTCAAACGAGCATCAGACACAGGCTTTGCAGGCTTATCAGGCACAGGTTATCACACCAGTAAATGCAGCTTTGGCTGCACTGCAGGCAGAGGTGGCTGGCATCAAGTGCAAGTTGCCTAATACCATCAGTGTTCAGTACCCTCAGTACGGAGTATTCAACAAGGACGTTTATACTGCTGCCGCCATGGGAGCTTATGCAGGTGATGTAGCGGCTTCTCGTTCAACTGTAGGATGCGGTTGTTAGGAAAGGAGGTAACTATGTTCCCTTTATATCCATTCAATCCATTTATTCCAATCGGTCAGAGAAACCAAATCAAACTTATTGATGTAGGCGGTATCTATGAGCTGAAGACAAATGCTCAGCAGGTCACAGATGCTAGTGTAGATTATGGTATCAATCCTTGCTACTACAATGCTTTGCCTTGCGAGTGCATTGTACTCTTGAAGATACATCAAGGAGTTGCCGCTGCAAGTGCGACACTTCCTGTTACAATCGTAACTCCAAATAGTGGTTCGACCACTGTTAACGGAACTGCTAACACTAGCGGAACTACTTCCGGCACAACAAAGGTGCCAGTTGTTGATCATGTGGGAAAGGCAGTGACGGGAGCTAACGTTTCTGAAACTACGGAGGCTTTGGCATACATCAATAAGAAGAGCGGTATTATCCGACTGCTTGGGTTTCAGCAGCCTACAGGCGGCTAATGGAGTATTAACTACGGAGCAGGTGGCAACATCTGCTCCATTAAAAGAGAAAGAAAATGTTTCAAGGACTAAGACAGTCTTCTCTCTTCTACATCTTAGACAAGGGAGGAGAAAAGCCGACACTAAGAATCGGTCAAGTAATATCGGTTAGCAATCCTCAACAGAAATACCCAAGCTACGTGCCTGGTCAAACACCGACATTAGAAACTACGGTAGATGTTAAGGTGCAAGTAGAAGACCAGCAAGTAAACTTTGAAAAGTTGCCTTCAACGGCACAGATAGTAAACTTCGGCAATGAAGGTGTTGTTGTCAGTGACAGCAGGGAAGCTATGTGCGCTGAGATTGATGCTATGTTGCGGCATTCCAAGGGAGTCGTGGAAAGTGTAGATTACCATAATGGAGTCATAAGCTCCTGCGAGGAAATGCTCACTAGAATCAACCCACAGATTGCCAAGGAGAAGCAGCAGGAGCAGGACATCAATAACCTAAAATCAGAGGTTAGTGGCATGAAGGGTACGCTATCCAATATTGAGTCCATGCTGTCTAAGGCTTTGAGCAGTGGTAACAATTTTAAAAAGTAATTGCTATGGGATATATGGTAGAAATTACGGAAAACAAGTTCGATGAGCTTGTTGACAACTGCGAGGAAATGGTTCGAGCAGGTGGTAAGGTTATGAAGTGCTTGGATAGTTTGAAGCGCGAGCGTATGGGAAACCGTATGCCGATGCCGGACTATCGTGACAAGTGGGACGATGATGATTGGCGCGACGAAGACCGCTATGGAGAGCGACGTTACTATGGTCGCCGTGGCGGTGGACGTTACTAATGTTTAATTCGGTGGTGGGGGTATTTTCCCTGCCACCCTTAAAAGAAAGAGCTATGGGAAAATGTAGAATACCTTTGGATGCTTACGATATGAAGCCAGAAGGAATGATAGCATATCTGAGATATAATGGCTGGCACTTCAACAAGAAGGCTTGCGAATGGGCAGTCAGTCAGATGAGAAAATACAACCCAGTCACCAAAAAGGATGAGGAGGTTGACTATATGGATAAGGATAAGGTTGAATCCATCCTTACCAAGCAGGGAGTGACGCTTGAAAATAATGTAGGCTATGATCATGTCTATGTGGCAAACATGGTTAAGGCTGATTTCTATAAGTCTTCCATCGAGGACGAAGCTCACATGGCTTTGTTCGTGAAAGACATGGTTGATGATACCGACCAGAAGGACGGTTTCATCTTTAATAGATTTTATGCCGATTGCAACCATAATGGCATCGGCATTCCATGGGATGATATTTTATGATAAGTCAAGAGATATATCTAGAAAAGTACGATTGGAAAGTTCTTGTGTTTTACGGTTTGGAATCATCAGATACCGATGAGGTATGCAACTCCCTTGTGCAGATTGGCTGCACAGAAAAGGCAGTCGAAAGCGCAAGGGAGCATTGCTTACGAGGAATACCGAACACAGGTCTAACCTACTCCAATCTTGCAGGTAGAAAGAGTGTGGTTGCTATTAGCAGGACCACATCAGAATATGAGTTCGTGAATACTGCCACACACGAAATGTTTCATGTTGTCACTCATATCTGCGAATCACTAGGTATTGACTTGAAAGACGAAGAGCCTTGCTATATGATGGGATGGCTCTGCCAGGCAGTTAGTAGGATATTCATTTAAAATTTAGAAATATGACGGACATTAAATTAATGGTGGATGCTGCAAGGCAGCTAAACCAGACTTGGAAAATGAGTAGTAATGGTTTGGAGACGGATAATAATCCAAACGATGTGTATAATGCTTTGTGCGAAGTGGACGAAGCCGTCACCAATCTGATAGACAAGATTGGTGAAGCCACAAAAATCATTACATTAAGCAGCATCTACAAAAGCGTATAACTCTTTGATACTCAGTGAGTTAAATTTAGTATTTTTAACTAAAATAAAGTGTGGTATATTTGCATATATCACATTTTTTTTGTACCTTTGCATATAGAAAGAGTGGTTATTTTGACTAACCACAGATTATGTTGAACCAATTAAAATCTTAAAAAGATGGAAGAAATTAAGGAAATCAAAAAGAATTATGAAATGGGATTCATTTCGTCACATGAATTTCTTTGTGAATATGCAGGCGTTCTTTCTAAACTTGGAGCGCAGGGAGAACTGATTGATGCTATGAATACAGTATTAGCTCCACTTGCGGATTTCATAGTGAAGGACATCTTGAATGCCAGCGATGACGAGAAGAAACAGATTAAGGACTTCTTTAATTTTAAGTAGATATGGATACCATTCTTTTAATAAACGGATTAATTTTTCTACTTGTCGTAGCGATAGTAGATTTAGCAATGAAACATTAATAAAAATAAGCCCTCGACATCACGGATAAGTCACTTATATGAAAGCAATTAAAGTAGCAGTATTTTTTGAAATGATGAAAAGACTTATGATACAGTATTCATTCGACGAGTTGCAGGGTACTACTTTCAGAAGTCATTTCAGTGCAGTTGGCCTAGGAGATACACAGGAGCGAAACGGCTTCTTCCTGGCAGTCTACATAACAGATAACTCTGTGTTACAAGATGGCTTCATGAAGGGAGTAAGAACTTATCTTGATGATGCAGTCGTATATAAGTACGATTCTCCTTACCAAGACAAGGATGTTTTAGAGAAAGAATTAATGTACATAATTGAGATTAAAAATGAAGACTAG